GTAATCAAGATGATCACGGACATAAAACAACAAAAGCTTAATATCGATTTAGATTCTATTAAGCCACAACTGGTGTCCGTCGCCGGCAAGAATTTTATACAGAGGCTTCAGACGAGCAGCCCGGTGGTCGACTATAATCCGTTTGGGACCGTGACGGGCCGATTGACCACGATGCGCGACACCTTTCCTATTCTGACTCTTAACAAAGAGTTCCGCGGTTGTCTACATCCTAACAACGATTGGTTTCTAGAGTTAGATTATAACGCGGCCGAAATACGGACCCTCCTGGCTCTCTCTGGACTCCCTCAACCTAAAGGTGATATTCATGAGTGGAACCGTAAGCACGTCTACAAGGGGGAAGGCACCCGCGACGAAGTGAAGAAAAGAATATTTGCGTGGTTGTATAACTCAAAGTCTGAAGACCAGTTGTCCTCGCGCGCATATGACAAAGAGTTAGTTAAAAACAAGTATTGGGATGGTCAGACCATTATAACTGAATTTGACAGAGAGATAAAAGATGTTGACGACCATCACGCGTTGAATTATATTATTCAGAGTACAACTAGCGATTTGGTTCTTTCGAAAGCACTCCTTCTCCACGAACGACTCGCAGACATGGAAAGTCGAATAGCTTTTATGATGCATGACTCCATTGTTATTGATTTAAAGAATTCCGAGAGATCTGTTATTATAGAGCTTCTGCAACTATTTGGCAATACTCGCTTTGGCAAGTACAAGGTAAATCTTTCTCTTGGCAAAAATTTTGGAGATATGAAGAGGACAAACCTATAGTGGCTAAAAAACATTACCGAAAGCTTGTACGAGATAAAATTCCCGAGATTATTGAGAACGAGGGCAAGACTTGCAAATCACACCGTGCAACCGAAAAAACTTATTTGCGCTTTCTAACTAAAAAGCTTGTGGAGGAGGCAAAAGAATTCCAGGCTGATCCGAGCGATGAAGAATTAGCAGACGTGTGGGAAGTAATGTGGGCGATTACCCTTTATCGTGGTCATACCCATTGGGCCGCTCTAGCACAGAAGGCCAAGACCAAGGGACGCTTTAACGAGCGCCTTATATTAGATTGGGTGGAAGAATGAACATAGTTGGTCTGGGTAAAGCTGGTTGCGCCATAGCGGACTGCTTCTCAAAATTCCCCCAGTATGAAATATATAAATTCGACCACAGTTTGGAAGGAAATAATTGTTTTAGCCTTCCTCTCTGCTCTTCTCATGAAGAATATGAGCAAAAGTGCCCCGATTTCCGAAAAAGGCTTCAGAATGTCTCTGGAGAGCTTCTTTTTGTGGTCTCCGGCGCCGGAAAAGCCTCAGGATGCTCTCTGAGGCTCCTGGAGCAGTTCTCAGACGTTTTAGTCTCGATCCTATACGTGGAGCCGGATCGTACCCTTTTAAGCGAAGTAGAGACGACTCAGGAGACAATTGTGAAAAACATTCTCCAAGAATACGCCCGATCCGGCGTTTTTGAGAGAATCTACCTTATTAGTAACTCATCTATTGAGAAAAGCATCGGAGAAATCCCCATTATAGGTTATTATGACACCCTGAACCAGGCAATTGTGAATACTTTGCATATGGTCAATGTTTTTAAAAATTCAGAACCTGTTTTGGGGACTTTTACACAGCCTCACGAGATCGCTCGTGTTTCAACCCTCGGCGTGGTCGACATAGAAGAAAATGAAGAAAAGTGGTTTTTTGACTTGCAAGTTCCGCGAGATGTGGTATACTATTATGGTATTGGTGAAGAAGACCTAAGGACGGACACAACACTTTTGAAGAAAATTACGGACTACGTGAAAAATAAGGTAGATGAAAAAATTAACGTATCATACGGAATTTATCAAACTGCCTATGAACAAAAATATTGTTATTGCATTAAGCACAGTTCTGTGGTACAATCATATATAGATAAAGTAGACGATCAGGATATTGGCTGATCGTACTCTAGCCTAACAAAAAGGAGAAATAATTATGGCTATTAATTTAGATAAGATGCGAGAGAAGCTCGCAACGGTGCGCGGTGAAAACCGCGATAAGGACACCTTCTGGCGTCCGAACGATGGTGATCAGGACATTCGAATTGTCCCGACTGCCGACCAGGACCCCTTCAAGGAGAAGTGGTTCCATTACAACCTGGGAAGCAACCCAGGCTTTTTATGCCCTAAGCGTAACTACAGCGATGACTGTCCAGTTTGCGAATTCGCTTCGCAGCTGTGGCGTGACGGTGTAGAGAATAATGATGACGAAAGCAAGAAGCTCGCCAAGAGTCTTTTTGTGCGCGCTCGATTCTTTTCCCCGGTTTTGGTCCGCGGTATGGAAGACCGCGGCGTGCGTATTTGGGGTTACGGGAAGATGGCTTACGAGCAGCTTCTCGGTCTCGTGCTCAATCCGGAGTACGGAGATATTACAGACCCCGAGACCGGAACCGATCTCACCCTGAACTACGGAAAGCCCGCGGGAGCGTCTTTCCCACAGACCAAGCTGCAGCCTCGTCGCCGCAGCTCTGAGCTGTGCGAGGACATGACTCCCGACTCATGCTCCGAGCTTCTTGAGAGCATCCCCGATTTTGACGATCTCTTTGAGCGTAAGTCAACCGAAGAGGTTGGCACTATGCTGGATGGCTTCGTTAACGGCGGCGTCGAAGACGCCGAGGCGGTTTCTTCCGAAACCAGTAAGTTCGGTGGGACTCAGACTAGTGATACTACGTCTGGTGAGACAAATGCAGTTGACGCTGCTTTTGCAGAGCTGGGCGCTCTTTAATTGTCTCCCGCAGGGAGGCCCGGGGTTACAGGGGTCTCAACTAATTTAGGAGATAGATATGGAACTGTTGCCCGCTCTTGCATTTTTTACCGGTGCAGGTTATTTGGTATATCGTCTGGTCAAGCTAGACACAGAGATTAGCCGCCTTAAGGCTAAGATTGAGGATCTTAATGGCGAGGAATAAATCTAAGGTCGGCAACATAGAGATTGCCGATCTACGTTCTTTGATTAACAAGGCCTCCGGAATGGAAGTTGCCTATAATCTCAAGGACGAAAACCCTACAGAAGTTAAAGAGTGGATCCCTACCGGCTCTCGGTGGCTTAATAGTATTATCTGCCGCGGCAAGCTAGCTGGAATTCCAATTGGGAAGATTAGCGAGATAGCTGGACTGGAGGCTACAGGAAAATCTTTTATAGCTGCCCAGGTTGCCGGAAATGCTCAAAAGATGGGGATGTCCGTTATCTATATGGATGCCGAGTCGGCAATCGACCCCTCGTTCCTAGAACGCGCTGGATGCGACCTAGATGAGCTTATCTACGTTCAGGTACAATCTGTTGAGCAAGTGCTTGAAACTATTGAGAGTATCCTCAATGCCGGACACGAAAGGACACTGTTTATTTGGGATTCGCTGGCCCTTACACCGTCCATTTCAGATGTAGAGGGCGATTTCAACCCTCAATCATCCATGGCAGTAAAAGCCCGCATCCTGGCAAAGGGAATGTCAAAGTTGACGATCCCCATTGCGAACAGTCAGTCAAGCTTTCTGGTGTTGAATCAGCTTAAGACAAACATTACTCGCTTCCCAGCGGAAGCGATGACCACCCCATATGTCACTCCGGGCGGAAAGGCAATGATTTATGCCTACTCTCTCAGAATCTGGCTCACGGGCCGAAAAGCCAAGGCAAGCTTTGTTCTTGACGACAACGGGTTCCGTATTGGATCCGAGGTTAAAGTAAAGCTTGAGAAGTCTCGCTTCGGCACCCAGGGGCGAAATTGTGCCTTTAAAATTCTATGGGGCGAAGAAGTTGGAATTCAAGATGAAGAATCTTGGTTCGAAGCTATCAAAGGATCTGACAAGATTAAGAGAGCGGGCGCATGGTATGCGCTTGTCTACGACGACGGGACTGAAGAAAAGTTCATGGGCTCTCATTGGGTAGGAAAGCTTCAGGATGAAAAGTTCCGAAATCGTGTACTAGAAATCATGGATAAAGAAATTATTATGAAGTTTGATAAGCGCATCGGAGAAGCACAAGAATTTTATACTCTGGATGGCGAAGAAGAATAGTGGAGACTATTTATAGTGGAGACACACTTATGAAACTTATAATGGAGAACTGGCGCAGGTATTTAAACGAACAAGAAGGGGCGGCATCGCCATTACAAAAGGTGGCAGGAAAACTAGGAGATCCCGGAACAAGTTTGTCACAATATGTTGCGATTCTTAAGAAGTACGCTAGCGACCCAGCCTTCCGCCAACTTGCTCTCGCAGGGCACACCGACACCGCCGGACCGGAGGATGAACAGGTTTCCGTCGAGAGGACTTCTATCGGAGCCGATAAACTAACAGCTACACAAGCGGAAATTGGATTTAGTAACAGTCTAGCCGATCAGGTGACAAATAAATATAATGCCACCAAGGCCGCTCTGGGACTAGAGGGCGAACCAATTATCATGCCCAGTCCGGACAATCCTCCTCCCGCAATTCTTATTTATAATGGCAGATATATTTTGGACGGACACCATCGTTGGTCACAAGTTATGATGACAAACCCGACCGGCGTCGTAGCTGTCGACAATGTGACAGGTCCAGCGATAGATGATGAAGAAGAGGCCCTCAAGACAATGCAGTTAGCAATCGCTGCAGCAGCCGGCAACGTGGTGACTAAGCCATTTGAGGGCGCTAATTTGATGCAAGCAACTCCGGAACAAGTCTATGCATTCGTTGTAAAAGAGATTACGGACGAAGTATTGCAATTATTGGTAGAGAAAGGGAAGATACCAGAGCCCTCGAAAGAGCTTGCAGGCAAATATTACGCCGGTAACCTGGGGGTTATCAAGAAAGCTCAAGGCAAGTTCTCAAGAGAGAAGTCTATGCCCCAAGCCGGCAAGTCCGGAACCTCTCAGGGAGAGGTCAATGATTTGCTTGGCACTGGGAAAGTTAATTTCGACGCACCCGTCGCTAGCGATGTAAAGAAATAAACTCTAACTAAACCCTTGACACTGAAGCTCCTATAGGTTATACTTATAGGAGCTTTTACTATTGGAGTCTCCTTGAAAAAGACCAAGCGTTATATATCCCTCGCCAAGAAAATTGCAGAACAGTCAGACTATGGAAAGTTTAGGCATGGTGCGGTTCTGGTTAGAGGAAGTTCAGTTCGAAATATGGCATGCAATAAGTATCGTCATTGTCATTTTGGAAAAAGGTTCCGCGAAGCCAACACTGGCAACGCCACACTTCACGCCGAACTGGGGGTTATCCTAGGAATGGATCGTTCAGTCACACAGGGGGCGACAGTATATACTGCGCGTGTAAATAAAGAAGGATCGGCCCGAATGAGTAAGCCATGCCCCATGTGTGAGAACGCAATGCGACACGTGGGAATAAAAAGAGTTGTATATACCGACAGAAGTGGTAGAATAGAGACGATGACCCTATGAAAAGACTGATGATAGTAGATGCCCTCAATATGTATTTTAGGGCTTATATAGTAGATCCGAGTTTGTCTACAAACGGACACCCGATAGGCGGCGTCAAAGGATTTATGAAGATACTGCAAAAGCTTTCTCGGGATCTTAAGCCCGACCTTATAGCTATGTGCTGGGATGGCCCCGGAGGTTCTAACAAGAGAAGGCAGATAGTCAAAGAATATAAGGAGGGCCGAAAGCCCATCCGCCTCAATCGAGACACAGACTTGTCTGAGAACGAGGAGCTAGAGAACAAAATATGGCAACAGACGAGGGCCATAGAGTACGTTAATCAGCTACCGGTCCCCCAGTTTATGTTTCCAGAAGTGGAGGCAGACGACGTGATCGCTTACATAGCACACTCACCACAGTTTAAGGGATGGCAAAAAATTATAGTCTCCAGTGATAAAGACTTTTTGCAGCTCTGCGACGAGGAAACAGTTTTATTCCGACCCATCCAAAAGAAAGTTCATAATCGCAACAACGTAATAGAAGACTTCGGCATCCACCCTCTCAACTTTGCGTTGGCCCGAGCCATCGCCGGAGATAAGTCTGACAACCTCAAGGGTGTTCCCGGAGCGGGACTCCCCACGGTTCAAAAAAGATTGCCATTTTTATCTGAGGCAAAAGAGTACTCAATTCAAGAGGTTATGGATTATTGCGAGAATATCGACAGCAAGGTCCTATTTTTTGACCGCGTAACGGATCACAAAAGCCTAATTATAAGGAACTACAAGTTGATGCAATTGTATGATCCCACCCTTTCGCTTCAAGGCAGAAAAAAAATAGATCATGTTTTTGAAAATCTTGGATATGAATTTAATAAGACACAAGTAATAAAAATGATGAATGAAGACGGGTTTGGGGTGTATAATTGGGGTGATTTATTTGCCGTCATGAATCGTATTTCTGTTGACAAAGCACTTAAAGTAAGATAGAATACGATTAAGAGGAAAGAATGAATTCACAGGAAAAGGTCAATTTTTCACGATATGGTAAAGCTTTTCAAGAGCAACTCTGCATGGTCATACTGGATGACCGACCCTTCGCGGACCAGATAGAGGAAGTTCTAGACATTAATTTTCTAGAGCTGCGATACCTCAAACTATTCACAAAAAAGATTTTTGAATACCGGAAGAAGTATGGCGTACACCCCAGTCGTCAGATCTTTACAACGATTCTGCGCGTCGGCATCGAAGACGAAAATGAAATGACCCAGAAACAAGTGCGTGAATATTATGCGCGGGTCATGTCTACCAAGGCGGAGAACGCAGAATATATTAAAGAAACGGCGCTGGATTTCTGCAGGAAACAAAATTTAAAGGGCGCCATGATTAAGTCTATTGGGCTTCTTCAGAGTTCTTCCTTCGATGAGATAGCTCTTCTTATCAACGACTCTCTCAAGCTTGGAGCCGACAACAATGAAGGATACGATTGGAAGAAAGATTTCGAAGAGAGATTCAAGCCCAAGTTTCGCAACCCCATTCCCACCGGCTGGACTCTCATTGATGACATATGTAAGGGTGGCCTAGGGCAAAAAGAGCTGGGTGTTGTTATTGCTCCCACTGGTGCCGGCAAATCTATGGCTCTTGTCCACCTGGGGACGCAAGCGGTTTTGGCGGGGAAGACCGTCATTCATTATACTCTAGAGTTGCAAGACACTGTGGTGGGGTCTCGTTATGACAGCTGCATCACTAGGATTCCCCTCTCCAACCTAACTTCCTTCAAAGAAAAGATATATGAAGACATTCAGGAGATAGAGGGTCGACTAATAATCAAAGAATATCCAACCAAAGCAGCGTCTACTCACACCTTGAAAACACACCTTGAGCGACTAAAGATGAAGGACGTAGAGATAGATCTGATCATAGTAGACTACGCCGATTTGCTAAGACCAGTGATAGCCCAGCGAGAAAAAAGAAATGAGCTAGAGTCGATTTATGAGGAATTACGCGGACTTGCGCAAGAATATAAGTGTCCCGTATGGACAGCTTCACAGACAAACCGTTCCGGATTAAACGCAGAAGTGATAACAATGGAGTCTATATCCGAAGCTTTTAATAAATGTTTTGTTTCCGACTTCATTTTTAGTATCTCTCGTACCGTAGAAGATAAGCAGACCAACACGGGAAGAGTGTTTGTTGCCAAGAACAGGAACGGCCCCGATGGGATGGTGTTCCCGCTATTCATGGATACGAGTAATGTGTGCATTAAAGTTCTAGAGGGTGTTACCGACTCGGAGGACAGCGGCGTTAATTCTAAGACACAGAAGCAAAAGCTGGCCGAGAAATATAAAAAATTTAAGAAAAGCAATGGAGGGTAGTTGATGTACGACGAAAATGAAGTTCGAGAGGAGACTCTTAAATATTTTAATGGCGACAAGCTGGCTACCAACGTCTTCATAACAAAATATTGTTTACGTGACAAAAAGAGCCGCTGTGTAGAAAAGTCACCAGCCGACATGCATCATCGCCTGGCCAAAGAGTTTGCGAGGGTAGAAGAAAAGTTTGCTAATAATGCCCTCAGTGAAGAAACAATCTATAGTTATTTGAAAGACTTCAAATATGTTGTCCCTCAAGGCTCCCCAATGATGGGAATAGGAAACGATTATGTTAAGGTATCTCTCTCCAACTGTGTGGTTATTGACAATCCGGCGGATAATATTTCGTCCATTATGGACTCTGGCAAAGACCTTGCTAATCTTTTTAAACGACGTTGTGGTGTTGGCCTTGACATTAGCGGGTTACGCCCTACTGGGGGCATTGTTAATAATTCTGCTCGTACTACTACTGGGGCTTGGAGCTTTGCTGATTTCTACTCTTACATCTGCCGTATGATCGGCCAGAACGGCCGCCGCGGCGCGCTCATGATTTCCATGGATGTTCGCCACCCCGACATAGAGAAATTCGTTACAATGAAGCAGGACCTTAAAAAGGTCACCGGAGCAAATGTATCGGTCAAGATAAGCGATAGTTTCATGGAAGCTGTTGAGAACAAAGAGTCGTTTACGTTGCAGTTCCCGGTGGATTCGGACACCCCTGCTTATACATCTGAAATTCAAGCCGAAGACTTGTGGAATAAAATAATTATCTCCGCCACCAAAACAGCAGAGCCCGGGCTCCTTATGTGGGACAATATTACGCGAAATTTGCCCGCCCACGAATACGAAGATTTTAAGACCCTAACGACCAATCCCTGTGGCGAGATCCCCCTTTCGGCATATGATAGCTGCCGCTTGATTTCATTAAATCTAAAACATTTAATTAAAAATCCCTTCTCAGAGAAAGCAAAATTTAATTTTAACAAATTAAAAGAGATAGCAGCCGTAGGGATGCGTCTTTCTGATGACCTAGTGGAACTAGAGCTTGAGAAATTAAAAAAGATTCGACGACACGCTGATACCGAAGACGAAAAAGAGTTGTGGGGAAAGCTGCTGCACGCGGCAAAGGCCGGCCGACGGACAGGCCTAGGCACTCACGGACTCGCAGATGCTTTGGCTCGTCTGAACCTACCTTATGACTCACACGAGGCCCTACGCATTGTAGATAAAATTTATTCTACTATTCGAAACGTGGCCTACGAAGAAAGTATGCGACTCGCCCAGGAGCGCGGTGCTTTCCCGGCCTTTGACTGGCCAAAAGAAGAAAATAATGCATATATTAAAAGGCTGCCTGAAGAGTTGCAGCGGTTAATAGCTGAGCACGGCCGTCGTAACATTTCTATTTTGACTAACGCCCCTACGGGCTCTGTTTCTATAATGTCTCAGACTTCTTCCGGCCTAGAGCCGGTGTTTAGAAATTTTTATATTCGACGTCGTAAACTTTCTCACAACGAGCAAGAACTAGAAGCCGATTTTATTGACGATTTGGGAGACCGATGGGTAGAATATGAAGTATTCCATCATAATGTCCAAGAGTGGATAAATATGTATGGTACTGTCGACAAGGCCAAGCTTCCTTCTTTTTTTGTGGAATCCGATGGAATCGATTGGCCCCAACGCATAGCCCTGCAGGCAGCGATTCAACAGTATATTGACCACAGCATCAGCTCGACCATCAACTTGCCTAAAGCTACAGACCCTCAGTTGGTTGGTAAACTATACCAAGAAGGATGGCGCCAGGGACTTAAAGGGATTACTGTTTATGTTGACGGATCCAGAAGTGGGGTGCTCGTCTCTGATGCCCCAGAGTCCAAATTCCCTCACCACAAAGCACCCAAGCGCCCTGTTGAATTGCCCTGCAGTATTCACCACACCACCATCAAAGGAGAACGGTGGATTATATTGGTGGGTCTATTGGAGGAGAAGCCCTACGAAATCATGGGAGGTCTTTCAAATTTGATTGAGATTCCCAAACGAGAGACTGAAGGGATATTGGTAAAGCACCCCAGAAAGTCAATAAATTCAATATACGATTTAAAAATTGGAAGAAACGGTGATAGCATTGTAGTAAAGGATTTGGTTAAGGTCTTCGACAACCCCAACCATTCGGCGTTTACTCGCATGATTTCCTTGGGCTTGCGCCACGGAGCGAACATTCACTACGTGGTCGAACAACTCCAAAAGGATCGTGACAGCGACATGTTTAGTTTTGCTAGATGTATCGCTCGTATTTTGAAGAACTATATTCCGAACGGCCAAGAGGCCACGGAAAGAACTTGTCCTGCATGTACAACCGAAGGATTGATTTATGTTGAGGGTTGCGCGACATGTCGAAACTGTGGCTTTGCTAAATGCGGATAGGAAAATAAATGATATTTACACCAGTTAACAATTATCTCTACGTAAAAGCAGTAGAGAACAATAAGTCTGACGAGAGCGGTATTCTACTCCCCCAGGAGTACCGGTCAGCTGAGAACCCGCATGCGGTTGTCGAAGTACTTAATTGTGCCGGAGATTCCGGCACCCTGTGGGGGACTGGATTGCAGATTGTGGTTGAAGCCCATATGCTCAAAGATATTCAACATAACGGCGAGACCTTCACGGTCATCAAAGAAAACCACGTAATCGGCATTTTATCGGATAGTTAGACTATTTATAGTGGAGATCTCACCATGAGCAAGTATTCAAGTTTTAAAGAGCACCAACTGATCACAGAGAGTTGGCGTCGTTACGTAAATGAAGGGCAAGAGGAACAACTTGCCGACGAAGCCGAAAAGGTTCTAGAAAAATTAAGTGAAGATGAAATCCAGGACGCGATCTCCAATGCTATAAAAAAAGGTGAACTACCTCCCGAAATTCAGGCCCAGATTGAGGCGGTTGCGGACAAAGTGGCCACTCAAGCAATTGCCCGCGGCAAAGAAGACCTCGATGAGGCTAAAGAAGATCGGTGGCGCTCGGGGTTCTCATGGTCCAGAAACGACGAGCCCCCCGAATACATCGAGGGGAATCCCTCCGAGGTCGAAGGGGAGCACGCGGTTACAGACGCCCTTGCCAAGCTCGGTGGCATGGCAGGCTTCGGTGCCGGTGTGGCCGCGGCCCCGTGGCTGATTGAAGATGCAATTGGAGGGCTGCAGCAGCTTGGCGCGCTAACCGCTCCATTCAGCGGGGGCATGATAGGAGTACTAGGGGGAATAATTGTCGCCCAGACTATTCTCTCAGCGCGCCGAAAGATGGTTAAATCCCTCAGCACCACTCAGGTCGTAGAGCCAGTCTCTGGGCCTGATCCCGAATAGTGAACTAATTACAAAGATGGTAAAGCTATCCTTAAATGAAATGAGGCAGATGGTAAACGGCCTACTTCATACCAAAGGGAGACGGTCTTTTATGCTTTTGGCCAGTCCGGGCCTCAATTTGGTGGAACGTAAGCGATTCCAAGGTCAGTTTGAGAAAGTGCTTGATAAGTTACGTGGAGTTGCTCCGGAAGCTGAAGGAATTGGAATCCTCACTGCCCAGAACCCTCTTAAATGGAGGGAAGAGCCAGAAAGCGCCCCTGCTAGTTCCCAAGGCCAAAGCGCCTACAACCTTGTATCCAACGAAGCTATGGAGCGCGACCTCCGCGCTGACGGTTATGAATTCTGGAAAATAGGTGGGCGCTTTGGAGGCGATGTGGAAGAGTCTTATCTGGTCAAAAATATAGATGCTGATGACGTTGAAAGACTCGCGAGAAAATATAACCAAGAAGCCTTTATACATGGAGAATTTATTAACATTGGGAAGTATGCGCGTAAGGGCGAAGAAGAAGACGGGAGCCCCTCAGAGGATCAATACGAATCTCACTTCACCTACTATGATGTAGACTACGCCCAAGCTCTGGGCGCCTATCCTGTTGAAACTCGAACTAGAATCTTTACCGACGCTGATATACAATCCCGAGAAGATTTCTATTCTAAGGTTGCCGGTAAAAAGTTTTTGATACCGTTTTTCGACACAGACGCAGCGACAGTTGTGCGAACCAAGGCCCCCGAAAGAAAACCGGCAGCTTAGTGATTGCTAGGCTAAAAGCCCAAAAACTGGTTATTGGGCACACTCTAGAAGCCCTTCAATTTGCGCAAGATAATGGGGCCGTCGTATTAATCAACGAGCAGCAAACCCCCCATCCTATAGAGAACCCCAAAGAATGGAAAGAGTGGCACCGTCTCACTTTTTTACTTGGGATGAGGGGGTTGTCCCCCATCCCTTCGGACACCAATAGCATTAGAATTGAAGAAGGGTGTGCTAGTGTTTCCACAGAAGCACATCGCGTAATAAAAATAAACTTCGAGGAACTTCATATTTTTGATACTTCGCGCGTCCAAGGCCTCGGGATAGAAACAAAAGTCTTGAAGTTTTTAGTATATGATTGGTTTGATATAAAGCGTGGAGCCAAGCAGAGTATTAACAAGTTGGTCAACGACGATGAGTTTGTAAGAGAGCTGTGTTTTTATCCCTCACTCCGAAAGGATGGTAACAATGGCTCCATTAAAGATTGCTACACTAAATCATATATTAATTCCGAGGACCTAGAAAAGTTTGAATACTCAGAAACTGCGGCGCGCTTTGCTGCCATGAGACTAATAAAAGAAAACAATCTTACTGGGCCCAGTAGAAAGTTCGGGGACAAGGTTCATCATTTAAATTTAGTGTTAAAACATAGCCGGCGCGAGCTTTATGAGCACACCAAAAAATATATTATAAATGAAAGCTTGCCAAAAAATATATTTTTGTTATAATATAACTATAAGTGAAGCAAGCGCAACAGAATCCACACTCATTTCATTTGGCCGGGATCATTCCTGTTGCCGCATCTACATCTGAATTCAATTTGCCGGGGCACGATGTGCTTATGCCTATAGCTCCCAATTATAGTCTTATAGAAAGAGCTGTTGCAGAGTGTTCTTATGCCGGCTGCGAATCAATTTGGATAGTGTGTAATGACGACATTGCCCCACTCCTTAAGCATCGGCTCGGAGAGTACGTAGAAGATTTAATAAGTGTGGAGAAGGGCGCCTTCGTGCGGTTTCCTTCCGAGGTGCGCAACACCATTCCAATTTACTATGTACCGATTCATCCGAAACATCGGGATAAGATAGATTGTTATGCTTGGTCCATTTTACATGGAGCCAATGTGGCCTACTGGATCTGCCGTAGACTTTCTCGATGGTTCATCCCTGATAGATATTATGTAGCTTTCCCCTTCGGGATATATAATCCTCACCAGGCAAAGGCGGCAAGAAAATTAATAGCATCCAAGAAGCCCTTTTATTTTTCTTATGAAGAGAAAACTGTTCGTGATGGAATTCCCCTCGGATTTACTTTTGATGCTAACGAATGGAAACGAGCCCGAGACGTTATTAAATCTAACTCAAAAACCTACTACCCGCCTCTGGAGGGAGAGCAGATGCCAAGCAAAAGATTGCCTGCTGAAGAAAGACTTAAATCTAGGCATTATAATCTTCACGATGTATTTAACGAGGCGTCCCTAGTGGAGGCACAAATAAGTGAACTAGATTGGTTTTATGACTTGACAAAGTGGGAAGAATATTGTAAACTATTAACATCTGGACATCATGAAGACCTGAAGCGGCCATACGGCTTTACGACGGGTCACCTACACGAAGGGGAAGAAGAATGAAAGATACGCGAGACAAGAGAGCAACATCATCAATCCCGTTTGTGGGATTACACGCTCATAGCGTAGCTGGTTCAATTTTTGATGCCATAGGCTATCCTCCCGAACATATGGATTTTGCATATCAGAATGGATCTGATGCTCTAGCTCTCACTGACCATGGAAATATGAATGGGTTTAGTTATCAGCTTCTGCACTGGAAAAAGATGAAGGCGGAGGGCAAAAAGTTTAAAGCCGTTTTTGGAGTGGAAGCTTACTTCCTCCCCAGCCTAAAAGAGTGGAGAGAAGAGTATAACAAAGCAAAAGAGGATGCCAAGCTAGCCAGAAAGCTAGCCAAAGAAGAGGCCTCTGGGGCCACGGTCGAAGATGAGGGCGAGAGTAAGAAGGCGCAAGAAGTCTTAAAAAGGCGCCGTCACCTAATCCTCCTGGCGCAGAATCAAACCGGCCTAAATAATATCTTTAAAATAATCTCTGCAAGCTACAAAGCAGAAAACTACTATCGCTATCCTCGCGTTGATTATGAAATGCTAGAGAAGTATAGCGAAGGGGTCATCGCCGCATCGGCGTGTCTGGGTGGCGTATATGCTGGTAATTATTGGGAAAATCGAGAAGAGGGCCCCGAAGCCATCTTAGATGCAATGCGCGAAACCACTCGGCAGATGATAAAGATCTTTGGCGCCCGTTGGCACGGAGAATTGCAATGGAACGGAATAGACGAACAGCACGAACTCAATCAGTATATTATTAAAATGCACGAGGAGTTCGGGATCCCCCTAATATCAACCGCTGATAGTCATTACCCTAACCCAGACGCGTGGAAAGATAGAGAACTATACACACGCCTAGGCTGGCTTGGTAAAGGGGGACTCCCAGAATATATATCTTCGGAGCTGCCGATAGGTGTTGAAGACATAGGCTATGAGCTTTATCCCAAGAATGGCGATCAGGTGTGGGAGAGCTACAAGAAATATTCAGATTTAAACCAACAAGAGTACGATGATGATGTGGTGCTTGACTCAATCACCAGAACTCATGCCATCGCTCACGAATTGATTGAAGATTTTGAGCCCAACATCGAAGTAAAGCTGCCAGATTTTGTTGTACCAAAGGGGGCTACTGCCACTGGCGCATTGACCCAATTGGCAATAGATGGACTAAGATCAAAGGATCTACACAAAGACCAAGACTATGTTGATCGCCTAAAGATGGAGCTGAAAGTTATTAGTGACCGAGGATTTAGTAAATATTTCTTAACGATGAAAGCGATTGTCGACAAGGCTAACGCATGTCAGCTTACAGGCCCTGGCCGCGGCTCCGCGGCAGGCTCCCTTGCGGCCTATGTTTTGAACATTACACAGATAGATCCTATCAAACACGGGCTGCTGTTCGAAAGGTTTTTACGCCGAGATGCAACAGACTACCCCGACATAGATTATGATGTAGCTGAGCCAATGGAGCTTAAAGAAATGTTGGCAGAAGAATGGGGGCACAACACGGTGGTTCCCATTTCTAACTGGAACACATTACAACTACGTTCGTTGATCAAAGATATTTCAAAATTTTATGAAATTCCGTTTATTGAAGCAAACAAAGTTACAGGCGTGATGATTAGAGAAGCAACTCCCGATGCCAAGCGTAAGAATGGTATTCGAGCCGGAGTGTATAATCCCACATGGGAAGAAGTAATGGAATTTAGTCCCTCCCTTAGAGGATTCTTACTAAAATATCCTCAGATTAAGCCTCACGTTGAGGCGTTGGTGGGCCAAGTTAGGTCTTGTTCTCGTCATGCCGGCGGCGTTTTGATCGCGGACGACTTAGATAAGCATATGCCTTTAATTAACTCGGGAGGAATACGACAAGCCCCTTGGGCCGAGGGACAGAACGTTCGTCACTTAGAGCCACTCGGGTTTATTAAATTTGATCTTCTCGGGCTATCGACATTGCGCATGATCGACGGCGCCGTCAGACATATTCTGCGCAGGCATCAAGGAATAGAAAATCCAAGCTTTGAGCAGGTACAACAGTTCTATAATGAAAATCTTCACCCAGATGTAATAGATTTTAATAATGCGGAAGTGTACGAGAACATATTTCATAAAGGAAACTGGGCCGGAGTATTTCAATTCACAGAGGAAAAGGCACAGCAGTTTTGTCAGCGCGCCACACCTCAAAGCTTAATTGATATATCCGCCATTACTTCTATTTATCGACCGGGACCTCTGGCCGCGAATGTACACGAACAATACATAGCTGCAAAAAATGACCCCGAAGAGGTGTACTATCTTAATGACATAGTGAAGGACGTCACGGAAGAAAGTTACGGGTTCTTAATTTTTCAGGAGCAGATAGCTCTCTTGGCCCACAAGCTTGGGAAAGACCTCTCCCTGGATGAAGGGAACCTTCTCCGCAAGGTTTTAACAAAGCGTGGGACAGGAAAGGGCGCCCAGACGAAAGAAAAGCTCTACACCAAGTTTATTGCCGGATGTGTTGAAAAGGGCATTAATAAGTTTAAGGCCGAGGACCTGTGGAAAACGTTTGAATATTTCTCAGGCTACGGTTTTAATAAGTCTCATGCTGTTTCTTATTCGGCAATTTCATTTCAGTGTGCGTGGCTTCTTAACTATTATCCCTCTGAGTGGATGGCAGCATTCCTCGACAAAGAGCCTGAGGCTCGCAAAGAGAAGGCCATTAACATTGCCAAGAGCTACGGCTTTGCTATTCGGAAAGCTGATGTGAACAATTCTGGAGATGTATGGGAAATCAGCGACGACGACCCGATGATGCTCATTCAGCCTTTAAGCTCTATCAAGGGTTTGGGCGACAAAGCTATCGAGCAGATTTTAATGCATCGCCCCTTCGAAACCATCGAAGAGTTTATCTTTAATGACGAAATAGTTTATTCCAAACTGAACAAGAAAGCTCTAGATGTTTTGATTAGGTCTGGTACGGCCGATTGTTTAATGGACGAGAGGTTTACTGGTCGGAAACATTTTTGGTCGGCTGTGGCCGTTGAAAGGCCCGCCAGCAAAAAGAAACTTAAAGAGCAAATAGAGTTGTATCAAGAAGAGGGAGACTTTACCGAGGAGGAAGAAATAGAAAATACTATCTCTTTGACAGGCATATTCCCTATGGATCTGGTTATAGACGAGACGGTCAGGAGTCGCCTGGACGAACTTTATGTCCCTCCGGTATCAGAATATGATCCAGACCTGGGTCTTGTGTGGTTTATTCCTCGCGAGATTGTTCAGAGGAACACCAAGAATGGAAAGCCGTATTGGATAGTTTCAGTGATTGATAGCAACTCGGCTTTAACAAAGATTAGGTGCTGGGGAGTCAACCCAGCCAGAGACAAGATTTTTATAAATCGCCCCTACATGGCTCGACTAGATTATAGTGAAGAATGGGGCTTTTCAGCAAGAGCCATACGAAGGACAATGAAACTTTTAGGATAGGAGATAAAGATGTCTAATGTAAATAGAAAAAAAGAGGAAGCGTCGACAATGATTGCGGATATAGTGCTCGGATTAAGTTACGGCGACGAGGGGAAGGGAAAGGTTACCCACCACCTCTTAAAAAGTGGAGACTATACTCACTGCTTGCGTTTCAATGGGGGATGTAATGCTGGTCATACCATTTACCACGAGGGTAAGAAATTTGTCACCCACCATATTCCCGCGGGAGTTTTTTTTGGAGTGAAATCAATTATTGGCCCTGGGTGTGTAGTAAACTTAGATCAGTTCTTTAAAGAATTGAACGAACTTAAAGAGGGCGGCATAGACGTTGAAGATAAAGTTTTTATTGCCCAAAATGCTCATATTATCACAAGTCGGCATATGGCTGAAGATAGAAATGATTATCAAATAGGGACGACCAAGCAAGGAAATGGGCCGGCTTATAGAGACAAGTACAGTCGACAAGGTGAGCGCGCCGGAACTGTAAAGGTCTTGGAAGATTATATAATAGATATTTTTACTGAGTTCCATGAAAATGAAGAAACTGTTGTTCTTTGCGAGGGCGCCCAAGGTTTTGGTCTTGACATTGATTGGGGCGACTATCCCTTTGTTACGTCAAGCCACTGCACCGCTGCTGGTGCGCTCTTGAATGGGATCCCGCCCCAAGCGGTGCGGAAAGTATATGGGATTGCAAAAGCCTACGACACCTATGTGGGAGCTAAAGCTTTCCACGGGAAAGGAAGAGAGTATGATTTGATGCAATCGGTAGGGAAGGAATTTGGCGCCACCACAGGGCGCCCCCGACAGTGTAACTGGTTAGATATGAAGAGTCTAGGGAAGGCTATTAAAGTAAATGGTGTGACGGATGTGATTATCAACAAGGTGGACGTTTTAAGAGAGATGGGGCTGTGGCGACTACGCTATTCTACCGATGACAGAATTAATATGACCTTCGGAAATGAACAAAGCTGGAAGCAGTATATTAAAAAGTTTTTGCCTGAGAGTTTAACAATTCAATTTTCAGATAGCCCCGAAAGGATTTAAAGAATGATAGTACAATATGAGCGCACTCGGCCCGACGCATTGAAACCCACACGAGGTCATCCCAGTGATGCTGGCCTTGACGTCTATTATTGCCCCGAAGACGCGTCGACCACAGGACACATGATTAAGCCGGGCGAAAGTGTTCTGCTCCAAAGTGGATTGAAATTTGAAGTGCCTCACGGCTACATGTTGGAGGTAAAAAATCGCTCCAGCATAGCAGCACTCCGTAGCTTGGTGGTGGGCGCATGCGTAATAGATTCAGGATATAGCGGCGAAGTGTTTATAAATCTTCATAACATCGGGAATGAGGATCAGGTGGTGGAAAAGGGTACGAAAATAGCGCAGCTGGTAATGGTGCCCATAATTTCATTTAGACCACGAGAAATATCCGGAGAATCTTTATACAGAGACTCTATCACCATTAGTGACCGAGGCCCCGGGGCCCTGGGGAGCACCAATGAGTAGGCCTAAAATACGTAAAATCGATACGAACAAAAGAAAAAAGGATGCCAAGGCAGCGCAAAGGAGTTTGGCATCGCGCACAAGCCTTCTCCTTAATATGCCAGAAGAGTGTTGTGTATGCAAGGCAGCCTTTGATAAAAAAAACAAGGAAATGGCTACCACGTGGCATGTGGTAGTATATGAAGAAAAGAAGAAAGTGCATCTCACATGCCCGATATGCTGGCAAGCAGTTGAACAATTAGCGGAGGAAATAAATGCAACTTAAAGAAGCCCTGTCTTATGACGATATATTGTTGATACCTCAGTATTCTGATATTGTTTCTCGATCGGAGGTAGATATAGGCACCCAGCTGGGAGAATACAATCGATTTGAACTCCCCATAGTGTCTAGCCCAATGGACACAATCACCGAAACAGAAATGGCCAAAGCTATGAACAAGGCCGGAGGTTTAGCTATCATACACCGCTATAATACAATCGAGGCCCAGGCGACCATGGTGCGTACATCTCTCAATATGAATGGGGACCGCTGCGCTGCCGCCGTTGGAGTGACGGGGGACTACTTCGAAAGAGCCCAGGAGTTGGTGAAATCAGGAGCGAAAATTCTCTGTTTGGACATAGCGCACGGGCACCATTCGTTGATGAGAGATGCGCTGCGCATCTTACGCCGAGAAGTAGGCCCAGACATTCACCTAATGGCGGGAAATGTAGCCACCCTAGAAGGGTTTGTTGATTTGGCGACGTGGGGAGCTAACAGCGTGCGAGTGGGGATCGGCGGAGGAAGTATTTGTTCCACCCGAACTCAGACGGGACATGGTGTTCCGACCTTAGAATCTGTTGTGGCAGCCAAAATGGGCAAGTCACAGGGTAAGTTCAGTGATGTGGCCATTATAGCAGACGGCGGCATTAAAAACTCTGGCGATATTATTAAGGCTTTGGCGTGCGGTGCCAACATGGTGATGATTGGTTCGTTGCTAGCGGGCACCGACGAGTGTCCCGGAGAGGTTATAAAAACCTCCGAAGGTAAATTTAAAACTTATCGTGGTATGGCGAGTAAGGATGCTCAAATGGCATGGCGTGGTAAAACTGCGTCCTTGGAGGGAATATCTACGGTAGTCCCATATCGGGGCCCCGTACACACTGCACTTAAAAACCTGGAGAGGGGAATAAAGAGTGGGCTTTCCTACTCTGGCGCGCGCAGCATAAAAGAACTGCAACAGAAGGTTCGTTTTATAGTTCAAACTGCATCGGGTCAGGTTGAAAGCTCGACTCATATTTTAAAAAGATGACAGATTTAACTAAAGTAACTTTTTTCGCGGACCCAAGGATGCACGAGGACTTCAGAGTGCGGCTGCACTACGACGGGTTTAACACCTTAAGCGAGTTTTTTCGAGCATGCATGATTTCCTATTTAGAAAAAAATCATAAGTTTATGGAATTTATGGATCTATATAGGGCAGATACAAAGTTGCAATCAAAGGCTAATATAAAGAAGTCAATAAGATTGAGAGAGAGTGGTGCCAACCTAATGAAAAATTTGGGCATCACACAAGAAGACGTAGAAAATATATTTGATTTAATAGAAGAGGAGATGCCTGAGTTATGAGAGAATGTTCTAGACGTTGTATATTAAAAGAGAGGTGCTGTTCAGAAAAGGAGTGTCGCATGTGGATAGATTTCCCAGAAGATAATAACTGCACTTTGGTGGCAGTAGATAAACATGGGGCGATGACTTTAAAAGAAATAGCGCTACGCCACGACATCAGCATCGTAAGAGTCAAACAGATCGTAGATCAGACCTTGGCTAAAATAAAATCTGTCGTTAGTTCCGCAGGTTACTAATTAATTGTAGCAATACTCTTTGTTTTTGGGAGATTTAAAATGAGTAAAAGAGACAACACACTGCTTAGTGAAAGCCAGATTCGCAAGTTTATGAAATTGGCCGAACTGGCCCCTTTGGCAGACGGGTTTGTGGAAGGCCTAGTCGAAAAGAAAGATCCCGACTGGGGTGAGGGCAAGGACGAATATAAGCGCAAGACCGTCGCCGGCGTCAAGAAAAAGGCCGGCGATGTTAAAGGCCATTATAAAGACTACGAAGACGAAGATCTTGAAGAGTCGCACGGCCGCGGCCGCAAAGAGGGCGCTGCCGGCTATGGCCGCGAAGACCAAAACTCCCGACTAGAAGAGGCTGAAGCGGACCCAGAAGCACTGGAAGATTATGCCCTTGGCGATGAAGAGCGCGGGGAGGACGAAGAGGCTGCCGACGACGAGCTTGAGGCTGCCGAGGAAGAGTTCCCTGTTGAAGATGAACTAGGTCCCGATCGTAGTGTGAGTGTGGACGACTTCCTTGCCGCCCTAGAGACCGCCCTAGAAGATGTTTTGGGTGATGAAGTTGAGGTCGAGCAGGAAGAGGGGGAAGAGGTTGAACTCGCCCCCGAAGAAGAAGAAGAAGTGGAACTAGCCGACGTCGAAGTAGAAGACGAGCTAGAACTTCAAGAAATGGTAAATCTTATTACGAAGCGTGTTGCTAAAAGAATTGTAAAAGAGGCTCTAAATAAAAAGTAAAAGTTTGGTTGACAAACCAAGCGGTGGTTGTTATAATAAAGGCTGTGGGGTAACTCACAGCCTTTGTTGCTTTGGGGATTAACATGGAACCTACAACCATTCAGCTGGCAATTTTAGTATGCGTGTATTTTTTGGGCGTTTTCTCGTGCAGATTTTTTACACAGTTTTTCGAAGTATCTCATGCTGCACGTATTGTAGAAAAGACAATTTACAGATGCTTATTAATTTGTTCTAAAATCCACGAAGATGTTGTTTTCCTTAAGGAAATCAAACGTAAGCACCTGCGCGACTCCGGCTACGATGAGAAAAAAATTCGCCAGTTTATGGAAGTAGATGATAAAATTACCGACGGCTGGAAAGAATCTATTATCCAAAATATTTTAATTAATTCACCTCGCGTCTTCTCTTTTGTTACTAAGTTTACTAATTGGAGAGAGGCGATGCGTCAGCTTGACGAGATGCATGGCATACATCGAGGAGACAAAGAATGAAGGCACACGCGTGGAAAGTGGACGCGCGCTTGAGCGAAAGCGAACAACATAAGTACTATATCCAGATAAATGACATTCCGGGAAAAAGGTCTTTTAACCGACTCCTTAAAGAAATGACTATCGAGTGGGACATTTACGGCGACGGCTTTGACAAACATAAGGAAAGTTTTATGATGTTGGGAGCCCGCGAGTTTGACTCTCCCGAAAAATGGATAGAATGGGCTAGAAATTTCCCTTACGATCTGGTAGAATATAACAGAAGCGGAAGCCCGAAGCCCATAAAGCTTGGGTCCAACTACCGCAGAAAGGCACATTAATGCAAGAGGAAGAAAATTCCGAACAGAACTCAGACATAGTTTTTGAAGAAGCGCCAGAGGCTCCCCCCAGAATTGTAGGGATCTATGGTGAAATAGCTGACGAGAGTGTTAGTGAATTTATAGGCTCTCTGTTGGGCTATTATCATGACCGACAATCGCCGCCCGACTCCGAGGGGAACTGTGTTGCTCTCCCTGTCGAGTTTATTATTTCAACGGGGGGAGGTAACGTGGCGGATATGTTCTCAGCCTACGACGTAATGCGAATGGTTAGAGAAGAGTGCCCCATTCATACCCTAGGGGTCGGAAAGGTAATGTCGGCCGGCGTTCTATTATTGGCAGCCGGAACGAAAGGCAAAAGACGTATAGGAAAGTACTGTCGCATTATGCTACATCATGTACTAGGCGCGGAGCAGGGGAGCGTCGTCGACATTGGTCAATCCTACGAGGAAGCCAAAGTTATGGAACACAATATGTTTGAAGCAATTGCCCAGGAGAGCAATCTGACATTAGAGGAGCTACAGGAGATTGTTTCCAAGAACACGGACGTTTTCTTTAGTGCAGAAGAAGCAGTAGAAATGGGTATTGCGGATATAATTGTCTAATTATAGTAGGAGCTTTAACATGTCATCAGATTTTGATTTATTGGTCGAGGACCACTTTAAAAAGAAAGACCTTCTAGGGTTTGATCAGCTTGCGGGTCTTATAGAGGAGGTTATCAATACGATGGGTGAGGCGGGCCTTCCGATGGTGGAGAACCAGGACCCAGGCCTCCTCACAGAAGGAATAAAAGATTTTTCTGCTGCTAAGTTCTTTGACACCATCTATACTCCCAATATTACCGAAGAGATTGGCGAGATAAAAGATAAAAATAAAACACGCCAGGCGTTTATACGCTCCATGAGCGGCGTCGGAGGGGGGTCTCTCCGGGAGAAGCTTAATAATGTAAAGCGCTTTATGACGAAATATGATGAGTCGCGCTCGGTCGATGAGATTTTATCTTTCGTAACTTTCCTTAAATGTATGTCAGAGGTTTTTAAAGGCTATTCTCCGTCCGGAAGCGGGTTCCTTTTGGAAGCTTTTCTTGCGGGCCTCATGAAAGGAAGGCAGATTGTAGAGAACAGTGATGAGACGGGGGGCACCCTTCCCATTGTTGACTACGAAGGTGGTGCTGGTGATCCCGTCTCACTTAAAAGACTCACCGGCGGAAAAGGTAAAACCCCCATCAAGGGATCTCTTAAAAATCTTGCAAATCATATATCTAAGTTTCCCGATCGTGGGATAGACTATGTGCTTGCTGCGGTACACGCGGATGCAGCACAAGTGGGCTTTTATGAGTTCAATATCAACATTGAAAATTTTATTTATTGGGTGGGCAAGTTTATTGTTATCGATCCGGTCGAGTATCAGCATGCCCTGTCAGATCAGCCCGAGGACGCGGACGAGGAAGCGAGCGGGGAGGAGCCTAAGAAGCGCAAAAAGCGCCTCGGAAAGTATAAGCCGGGCCCCGAAGAGCGCGAGGATGAAGCCGCCGCGGCTACCCGGTTCAGAAAGGAAGTACTAAAGATCCAGCCTGCGATAGGCATCCCCAAGGGTGACCTTGGCGATCAAACAATGGCAGACGGAAAGAAGGCACCAAGTTTTGTGTCCAGCAACCAATCCATCAAAAACGCTTGGGCCTCCTCACAAGCCGGGATCGTGCCGGCAGCTGAATACCTTCTGAGCCAACACGAGCTTCTCAAAAGCATGTACAAACATGCCACGGACCTCAAAATCAATAATGGCCCAGAGTGGACGGCCGAATGGCTCGAACTCGACCCCGCGGGAGGCTACACAGGCCAACTAAAGATTGGACAGCCCCAGATTGACACAGCCTTGGGAGTTTTAGCACAAGGCGCACCGGACGACAGAGAATATGCGTTCGCATCCAAGATTCTTAACAATGCTTTCAGGAATGCTGTCCCTCAGTTGTCGCGCATCTCGGGTCGTTTTAGCACCGGTGGTTTTGTATATACGAGAACTCCTAGCGAGAAAGCCCAAAAATCGGCGGCTGAAAAGCTGGCCACAGTCCAGGCGGGAACTCTGGCTGGTCTAGACGACGCTGAGCAACAAAACTTTGTTGCGTGGGCGAAAGCCAATCCCAAAGACTTTTACACGCTAGTCCTAAGCTCCGCAAAAGGTCTTGACGAGAAGTCTCAGTTCACCATACCCCAGGAGAAGGTCACCTTTGGGGAAACTTCATATTTTATTGAAGAGATCGCACTAGATAAGCGCTCTATTTATAAGGCGATTAATCTATATAACAAAGACATCAAGGCGCGCCTAATGCCGGTTTTTGTAAGTGTCGACAATCTGATGGCCCAGCTACAGTTGCTGTACACTCAGAACGACCTTGGAGCGGGCCAAGACGCCTCTGATGAGTGCATAGAACTTAGAGACAATGTAGACGCGGAAGTAACTACGCGCAAAGAGGCAGAAGTCCTCCCTCAAGCAGCAGAAGAATAAAATAGTTTGACATTAGACAATTTTGTGTTATAATGTGTATAGTGAAAGAGAGGTATGAATGCCTACATGCAAATTTGAGAATCGACGCGTTCTCACTGATAAACTTTTAAACGGAGTAAACAAACTAGCAGACAACGTTGCAACAACGTTGGGCCCAAAAGGTAGAAATGTAATATTACAAGAAAAGGGTAAGGAACCCTTCGTTACCAAAGATGGGGTGACGGTAGCAACCTTTGTGCATCTAGAAGATGAATTCGAAAATGCGGCCGCACAAATTCTTAAGCAGGCCGCTTCCCAGACAAATATAGATGCCGGCGACGGCACGAGCACCGCAACGGTTTTAGCGCGAGAAATATTTGTGCAAGCACAAAAATATTTATCAGCGGGAATTTCCCCAATCGAACTAAAACGCGGGATCGACAAGACCGTAGAACAGATTGTAGAAAACTTAGATAAGATTGCTCAGCCGGTTACGAGTCTTGACGACATTGAAAATATTGCCACCATTTCGGCCAACAACGATCCAGTTATAGGAAAGCTCATAGCGACCGCTATTGATAAAGCCGGCGCCGATGGAGCAATAACCATTGAGGAGGCTCGCTCTTTAGAAACCTCACTAGATATGTTAGAGGGATTCCGGATGCCGTCTGGCTACGCGGCCGGGGCATTTGTCACCGACGAACGCCGCGGCGCTGTCAAGTATGAAGCACCATTGCTGTTAGTAACTGACGCCAGGATTGATTCAGTGGAGCAGATTCTTCCCATTCTGGAAATCGTAGCACGGGATGGGCGCCCATTGGTAATTATTGCCGAAGAGATAGAAGGGCAAGCGTTAGCAGCCCTAATTATGAACACGGTGCGAGGGACGATGAAGATTGCAGCCGTGAAAGCTCCCTTTTATGGAGAAGCCAGAAAGAGTATTTTAGAAGATCTGGCTGTTTCTACTGGTGCTGCATTTATATCAAGAGAATCAGTCACCCCTCTCAGAGAAGCTACATTGGTAGACTTTGGACAATGTAAGTCGATTGACATAACAAATGCTCTTACTACTATCGTGGGCGGCAAAGGAGATTTTGAAGCAATCGATAAACGGATTGAGTTCCTTAAACAACAGGTTTCTAACACCGAGAGTATAAGTGAATGTGAAGTGATTCAACGAAGAATTAGCCGGCTGGCCAGCGGGATCGCCGTCATTCGAGTAGGCGGCGCAACCGAGGTGGAAATGACCGAAAAGAAACATCGTGTAGAGGACGCCCTGGAGGCTGTTAAGGCCGCCCAAGAGGGGGGAATAGTGCCGGGAGGCGGAGTTGCGCTTGTTCGGGCACTAGAGGGCCTCGTCGTAGACAATTTAGAAGATAACGAGGCCCTGGGGGCCGAAATAGTGAAAAAAGCTGCGGGAGCGCCCTTGCGACAGATGACAACCAATGCGGGAGAATCTGCCGATATAGTACAAAATAGGGTTGAACGCGCCGACCTTCACGATGGATATGATTTCAGAAGTGGGGAGATGGTAGATATGTATGCAGCTGGAATTATTGATCCCCTCAAGGTGACCAAGAGCGCGCTCCAAAATGCTGCCTCTGCGGCCGGCACTTTAATCACCACTTCTCATGGAATTATAGAAATTTAATACTAGTTAAAGAAGAATTCTCAGTATCATGGAGTACCCCAGGAATGCCCGAGCCCGAAGTCGCAGGACAAATAGCAATTGCAATAAACGAACTCGCCAACAAAATTCAAATTCTTTTGGAAAAGCAAGAAGAGTTGGCAGAGAACGTGAGTCAAATCAAGGAAGCGGTTTACAATCCCGACAAGGGTCTGTACGCTCGCTTAAAAGAACTAGATATGCGTCTAATCTCTCTCGAAGCTTGGAAAGGAAGCAACACCAAATTTCTTTGGTTAGTTGTCACCATTTTAGTAGGACTTACAGCCACCGGCATATGGCAAGTTGTTTTTTAGCTTTAAACTTTCTCAAAAAAGATTATAATAGAGAAAAGGGAAATGAATGAGAGTAAAACTCAGTTATACGGCCGACGTCGAAGAAATTTATTCAGAAGCGACGTTACTGTTGGGGAGCTTGAAAGAAACCATCCAAGGAGTGGTGAATAATTACAACAACGTCCTCCAGGAACTTCAAGGTACCCAACCAAATCTACTAAAAATTCAGAAAAACATTTCTGAGACGCGCCAACTTTTAGAAAAAGTAGACAGGCGTTCAGGCGAAGTGGGCGATATATTATCCGGCTATCAGGAATACGCACTTAGGGATCGAGAAGACCTCTTCTCGGAAGAGGATTTCTCCGAAACCAAGCCTTTGGGCGACGAAGGAGAAAAAGATGATTAAGCTTGTTGAAGTTAAAAATACCCGAGAGTTTAATGCCATGGAGAGAAAAGCTATAGCCCATTTTCAGCTAGATGAAATTTGGATCAACCCTGATTCTATTTTGCAAATAAAACCCGATGAGACAATGAAAAATAATCTCTCTAAGGGATATTTGCCCGGCAATTTGGATGCGCGTCAGGAGTTCTCGCGCATACTTTTTGGTAGCGGCAACAATGTGTCGACGGTGACCGTGGTGGGAAAGCCAGAAGCGGTAGTAGAAAAAATTTATAAAGGGCTCGGTAAGGAAATCTTAACAGGATGATAGAAGAAACTGAAATTAAATTGGCAGCGTTGTTGCGAGTAGACGAGGACATTCCTTATATTGAAAAGCCATGGGGTTATGAAAGAATATTTGCCCAGACGGACAAATACGTAGGTAAGTTTTTATTTATCGCCGGAGGACACAGACTGTCGCGCCAGTATCATGAAGAAAAAGATGAAACAATCACCGTGTTGAGCGGACCCCTTACTCTGGAAGTCGGCCCCATAGGGGATGATCAAACCATCACAAGTATAACTCTTTTAGTGGGAGAAGCGTTTCATATAGCCCCGGGCCTAATTCATCGCTTTTGCGCCCCCGAGGGTGTAGACGTAGAGTTGATAGAAGTGAGCACCCCCCAACTGGATGATATAATTCGCCTAGAAGATGATTACAAGCGGATCCCCGACATTACCGCTTAGACCACTTTTTTAAAATATTTATAGTTAAAATCCGTTAAAGACAGTTAGCCTCATAGTTACTAGTAGGGACCGTGTGTGCAGCTGCATATGCGAACCCACTTAAGTATGAAAGGGCTCGGAGGTTGATAGCTGTCGTTATATCCCGTTGAAGCTAATGGTGACTAGAAAGTGAGCTAAAATAAAGGGGAGGCGCGAAAAGTGCCCAATTGGACGCGGAACATAGTTTTTATATTCACGATACTCGCGTCATCGTGCACCGTTTCCTCACCCACCTCTACCCAATTAGATAAAGAATCCGGATTTTCTTCGGGCCCCACGCACATAGTTGATTCTGCGTTGGAGACCATGGAGGTCTCCAATCTAACCCTTGCAGAAAAAAAGAGCCGCTCTAGCGCCGTGCGTGTCGTACGCCCCTTCTCCGAAGGACACGGATCTGGCACCTACATGAAGATGCACGGACGCCTTGTGGTGGTCACTGCTGCTCATGTGGTGGAGGGCTACACTGTTATGTTTCTTCGCGAAGCGGACGGTACCCAATCTGCAGCGCGCGTCATATATAAGGATGACGAAGCCGACATAGCGGTTCTTCAGGCTCCCGAATTAAAAAGCAGGGTCGCCATTCCTTACCGCCCCAAGAAGAATGATAAAAACCTTTTGGGCGCGTACGTGAGCTACACCGGTTTTCCGGGTCGCCACGAGTTAATCACCATCCGCGGTCACGTCGCCAGCTTAGAGCGCAATATGATAGTGATCAATATGTTCGGGTGGTTTGGAGCATCTGGGTCGGGGGTTTTTGATCGAGAAGGGAGATTTCTGGGCGTTGTATCAGCAATCGACGTGGGAAACATAGGAGTTCCCATTCCTTTGGATAGCATAGTGTGGGTAGCCCCGGCATGGGATATCGACGAAGAAACACTTAAAATTCGTGTCGTCACGGCTCCTCCCTTAACGGCGTTTAATTCTTTTCCGGGCGCCCCCGCTCCCCGAAGGGGAGGACCGAGGGACTGACCATGAGACGCTTCCCTTTCATCCTGGTATTATTAATGCTGATTGGGTGTGACGGTGGCGACTACACAATATACGATCAGAGCCCTCCCCAAATTATTGAAGTCGAAGTCATCGTTGAGGTCCCGGTCGAAGTACCAGTGGAGGTGCTGGTACCGAGTGAAGGGGGGGATGTTTGGATTGATTCGTTTGAGCAGCCGTTCACCATGGACGGAATCGATATCATTTGGTTAATAGATCGGTCTGGCTCCATGAATTCTTTTACCAACGATGTCATACTAGGTATCGAGTCCATGATGAACGCCTTGCCGCCGGGAGGGTGGAGGCTTGGAATAGCAACCACCTCTCGCACAGCTTCCATAAATGTATCAGAGTTTCCTCTGGTCCCTGGAGATACGGTGCAGGATGCGTGGGATGCTTATAACAATTTATCTATCTACGGACACGAGGCTGGCTTTGATTCTCTTATAGGCTATCTCGACCACAACTCTTACAACTCGACGTGGCTGCGTCCCGACGCTGGCCTCCTTGTGGTTTTTGTCAGTGATGAAGAGGAACAAAGCAACCAATACGTTAGCTCTCCACAACAGTTCATAAATTGGTACCAAGTCCAAAGAAGTTCTGTTTTCATGGCAAGCATTGTTAATGTTCCGGCCGATGAGTCCGTGTGCCCGAATCCTCCGCACGCCATAAACGTAGGCGATGGATATATAGAAGCAACAAACTATTTTGGAGGAGTAGTGGTAGATATCTGCTCAGAGGATTGGTCGCCCGGTGTCCAAGCCGCGACGGCCCAGGTAGAGCCTCATGAAGAATGGGAACTTACCTACACTCCCATGGAAGATACCATTATAGTTTTTGTAAATTTTGTAGAATTTGAAGATTGGACTTACAATTCTGCCACAAATAGTGTAGAATTTGATGTGATACCTCCGGAAGGCTCATTAGTCGAGATAGGATATGTTATTGACTACGGCGATGGCGACGACGACGATTCCGGAAATTAATTTTACGAAAAGAGGAACTCATGAAATCTTTAGATATGTTTGAGATCACACAGAACAATTATATTAAAAACCCCTTCCCCTTGGCGCTCGATGCACAAAAACGTTTATTAGAATTAATCTATAATCGAAAGTCAGGTATAATTACTAGACAGGAGTTAATAGATGTTCTCTTTAGTCCGGAAGACGCTAGCAAAGGCACGTTCATTCAAAACTCTCTTTGAGAGAGTAGAAGAACTGGAGCGCCGCCTTGGCACCCTCGAAAACATTTCAGAGGAATACGACGCCCTGAAAGGCCTCATGGAGGAGTCTGCGCGACATGAAGAGGAGGTGTACCAAATACTCCAGCAAGAGCTGGACGATGCTCTTTTGCGTAAAATAAAACCGTGGGGAGAGGCCTAAGTGAAAACCGTATATCTCTTCGATGTTGACGGTACCCTCACCCCTTCTCGACAAGAGATAGATGAGGAGTTTGCTAGCGTTTTTCTAGACTGGGCCGAAAGGGATTCAAAGGAAATCTATCTTGTGAGCGGCAGCGATATCAAAAAAATTAAGCAGCAGCTATTTGGGGCCTTTCTGGATAGATTGGCCGGCATCTTCTGTTGCACCGCGAATGAGCTTTATAGGAAAGATAAGCTCGTATATGAAAATAAATTTACAGCTCCGGCCCAACTTCTTGAAGATTTGGAAATATATTTAAGCGAAGCACAATATCATATTAAAACCGGAAACCACATTGAGCAACGCCCCGGGATGATAAATTTTAGTGTGGTGGGGAGAAATGCCACCCTGTCACAACGAGAAGCATATACTAAGTGGGATGAGGATGTTCGCGAGAGAGAAGATGTGGTTGTCTATATAACTGAGAATTATCCCGAGCTTGACGCGTCGATTGGGGGAGCCACCAGCGTGGACATATACCCTCTAGGGAGAGACAAATCCCAAGTGGTTCAGTACTTGAAAGATTACTACAAAGAAGAAATATCTATGGTATTCTTAGGAGATAAAAATATTCCCGGCGGCAATGACTATCCATTGGCGATGGCTCTGGAGGAAGATCCCAACTCTCATTGGTTTCAGGTGACAAGTTATGAAGAAACAAGGGCCTTTATCGAATACTCAAAACTATTTATTGGAGAGGGGGGCGTTTAATGAAAAATCTTTTTACAGAGTGGCGTACTTTTTTAACTGAGAAAAAAGATGACCCCAACTACGATCAAGAAACGTATAATGCGTTTCTCTTGTTAGCCATTTCTAACGAGCGTGGAGGCAACCGAGATGAAATTAAAAATGATATACGTGCCATTGAAGATATATTAACGGTTACTCCCGTTGAGGCCTCCGACGGCGGTATACAAAAGAACTTAGGAGACTATTTTCTTTCTACAATGAAATTAAGGATACGTCTCCCTAGCGGCATAGAACGGGAAAGGCTAACCCAAGAGATAGTTAATGTGGTTAATAGAATGCGTGGTCTTACTGTTCGTCGCCATACATCCGAAAAGGGCACTGAATTGCGTGAGGAGTCTGACGAATATCCGGGGACTTTGCCGGCCTACGTTAAGGGCCACACACGCAAAAAGAAGCGATTGATAGGAAAAGGGGGACAGGCAAATAGTGCTCCCTATACTAAAAAACCCTCCTACAAAAGATCTAAATCTGCTCCTCTCGGTTTCGGCGGATCCGAAGAATGAAAATTAAAATTAGGTCTCAGGCTCCTCTTCTGACTTCTTTTGAGATGCAGTCTACTTTAAATTCGTCCGTCTGGGACGACGGGGTAATGCGCCCTGCAGTTTCCCAAAGACTTCGACAGATAGCGGAAGAATTTATCGAAAAACTGGATATTCCCGGGCTAGAGATTATGGATATAATTCTTACAGGCTCGTTGGCCCACTACAATTGGTCCAAATATTCTGATCTAGATGTGCACATAATTGTTGACTTTAAAGCTATCAGCGATGACGAAGGGTTTGTAAAAAAGTATTTTGACGCCGTCCGGTCGAACTGGAACCGAAGACATGATATCACCGTAAAGGGATTTGAAGTGGAACTGTATATACAGGACGACGATGAAAAGCATGAGTCAACAGGAATATATTCGTTGTTGCACAACGAGTGGCTAGCCAAGCCAATGCGCGAAGAACAAGTGATAAACAAAGCCGGCGTTCATAAAAAATCTAGACACCTGGTGAGAGAAATAGATAAAGTGGCAAACTTGTATGATAGTCAGAGATATGAGAAAGCCATAGAGCTGGGCAACCAACTAAAGAAAAAGATTAAGCGCATGCGGCAAAGCGGCCTTGAGCGCGCTGGTATATCTTCTACCGAGAATCTCGCATTTAAAGTATTGCGTAGAAGCGGTTATATGAAAAAGCTTTTTGATACTGTAAACGACGCTTATGACCGCAATAAATCTTTGGCGGAGCAAGAATAGGTTGGAGCCTTTCGGCGCATCCATTGTTGTATTAAATGAAAAGAACGAAATACTTTTACTTAAGAGAGTCGGCACGTGCAACTGGATGCCGGACAAGTGGGGCCTTCCGGGCGGTCTCATCGAAGCTAATGAAACCCATCACGCCGCTGCTTTGCGAGAAACATTTGAAGAAACAGAACTTAAAGTTGACCCGGCTAGCTTGGTGTTACTTTCTGTAGACAAAAAGGTTGCAATTTATTTTTCAATGGTGTATACTGGTGTAGTAAAGATTGATGAAGAGCATAGCGATTGGGCGTGGGTTAACCGAGAAAAGGTGACTACTTACGATACCGTTCCGCGAATTGCAGAGCTATTTGATAGGGCATTAAATTATGGCAAAAACTAAACAAAAAAAGACGGACGCCGCAGAGGCTGAAAATGGTACTCACGAAGAAGTATCCACGGAGCCCGAAGACCTAAAACCCAAGCGTCCCACAACTAAAGCGCCGGAGGGTATTAGAACATTTACTATCGCTCGGCAACATGATGAAACAGGTGTCTCCGGAGTGGGAGTGGTAATCGAAGGGGTGGTACTCGCTACCGGGCAAACCATTATTCATTGGCTCACTCCTGCTCCTCGCGGAGCGTTAGCAATTTTTGATTCAATGGCTGATTTTGCCAAAATTCATATACGTCCCCATCCTGACAATGCGAGCATTCTCACGTGGGACGACGGCGAACAAGATGTATTCGGAAATTTACCTGAATAGGTATCCTTGATGTCTGGAAAGAAAACCGATCGCACCTCCGAGTTGGAATGTGGGAACATAGTACTCCACTCGCCAGGAGGCGACCACATTTGTTTCGGGCCCGGCACCCTAATCAAAAAGAGGCCTCCCCAAATATGGGAGGTTAAATTTTTTGATGGGAGGGAATTTGAAATGGTACACTGGAGCCTAAAAAAGATTACAGACCCCTTGACAAAGTAGAGTTTTTCAGATAGAATAGAAGAATGAATAATAAACAAGTAGATCGCTATACCAAACGATGGTTCGCTGCCCAACGAGGCGAGACGATCATAGATCCGGGAGTAGACTCCTACACTGAGAGGTGGTTTAAAACTCCCTCGACAACAGCTTATGCGTGCGATGTGGAATCAGTATTCCCCTATATGCAGCAACGACTTAAAGAAATGAGTGATGAAAAAGATTAAGGCCTTTATTACAAAACTATTAAAACAGTGCCCCGGGCATCATTCGCGAAATTGTGATACAATTAGCAGGAAATGCAGCGATTGCATCCTTCGAGTTGATCACTCCGGTAAGTGTGAAGACGCATGGGGATATTGCTGGGAAAAGGGCGACAGCCTGTAGGGGCTTTTAAATGACTTGTTTGGGGTCGTTAGTAGGGTTCTTTTTCATCCTGTTGTTCTTTTGTGGCCCAGCGGCCCTTGCGCTAGCGGCACGTATGTATGATAAGTACGACTCTTAAGGCGGGCGAGAAGGTAAGGATTAGGCGTCTAAGGTCGTGGGGAATATGCGAGGTTCTTAAAAAAGAAATTGACTGCAGTTACGAGAAAGACATAAATAAAAACACAAGACTACAAATGTTGATGCGCTATGAAGAAGTAGACTGTGGCCCGTTACCTCCCAAAAATTTGTTTGACAAATAATATTCAATGATTATAATTATAGTGTAGGCAGATCCTTGCGACTGTCTACAGCTTTATACTAAGCATAGATAAAGGAGAAAACAACATGACAAGTATAATCCGTAGAGGCGCTTTTCCTGCGCGCACAATTTCTAAGCGGGAACTCTTCAGTCCATTTGACGAGCTGATTAATTCTTTCTGGGGCGATATGTTCCCAGCCTTCCACAAAGAAGTCGGACAAGATTTCTTTCTTCAAGGAGGATACCCCAAAGTAAATGTTCTTACCTGGAATGATAAAATTGAGATTGAAGCAGCCATTCCAGGGTTGTCCAAAGAAAATGTGGACATCGAAATCAAAGATGGTATTTTGACCATCCGAGGGGATAGTAATCAGCGTTCTGGCGTAGAAGATTCTCAGTATGCTCGACGGGAAGTGAAGCGTTCAGCTTTTGCTCGCTCGTTCCAGCTTGGTGATAATCTTGATCAAGCAAATGTTACGGCAGCCTATGAAAATGGAATTTTGACTCTTACTGTTCCAAAGATGCATCCAACTGTGGAAGAATCTGTGGTAAGAAAGATTGAAATCAGCTAATTAAAGCGCTAATGAGATAACCCCGCTTTGTCGGGTGGATTTGATAGGTAGGTGGGACCTGTCGCCCTTCTCTTTTGGAGTCTCGCGACTATTTATATAGAGCAACTCTATGCGCAGATTCAAAATAAAAATTAAGCGGCGCCTAACAGAAGGAAGAATTCTTCTTAATGAAATAACTTTTGCGTCTGCAGTTAATAATCTCGGCGCTAAAAAAATGCGAAAGGCTGTTCGTCGCTGGCACGATGAGCGGCCGCGATTCATGGTGACGGTGGCGGGAGGCCGGAGATTGGATCAGCTATCTCCCGAGGAAGAAGCCGAGTTTATACAGAACCGCGTGGGTCAGCTCAAAGACTGGCTGCTCGATATTGTACCCGAGGATTTAGAAGATAATCAGAAGGGCCTCGTCGTTACGTGGCTCGCTCGTCTCGCCCGAGATCTAGAAACGGGATATATGACCCAATTCTTAGAAGGCAACGCTCCTGGCCGCGACCCCTGGAGCGATTTTGAAATGTTTTTTCACTATCAACAATTTATGGGTGAGAAAGATTTAAATAGAATCGCAGATCTGGACGAACTGTCTCAAGTTGTCCGAGCAGCCCGCCCCCAAATTGAGAAACACCAAGAAGGAAAAGACTATGGGGACGTATCAAAAGGAACAGAAGTTTTCCGCGATGATGACGAGTGGTTTATCGCCGCACTCCACAACAAGGGGGCCGCGTGTTCTTTCGGCAAAGGCACCGATTGGTGTACGGCTGCGCCGGGCCTAGATTATTTTGCAGACTACTACGAAGAAAACGATCCACTATTTTATTTCGAGGACCGCGATCCATCGGTTGCTTATCCGCGCAACCGCCCACCGGAGGACCTTGACACCGGGGACAGTCCACGCTACCAATTTCATTATGGCTCGCTACAATTTATGGACGAGAACGACAACCCGCTTGAACCCGACGATATGCACGCACTGCATCGTCGTCTGATGCAAACCAGGGCTCCCAATAAATATCCTATTATCAAGAAGTACGACCGGAAAGTGAAAATAGAGCGCGAGGATACCTCTCCCGAGGAACTGCACCAACTGGTAGAGGATGACATGACCCACTATGAAGAACTCGTAGATATTGCCCTGCATAGTAATGTTTCGGAAGAATCTTTGAGAAAATTGATGGTAGTAGCTGACCCCGCAACTCCCGATTATGTTGGAGGCGGGGATCAACGCTATGCTACCGCTCTTAAAGGTGCTGTTGCACGCAGAGCACACACCCCAGAGCTGCTTGAAGACTTATGGGAAATAACTAAATCTGCTGCCACCTCGGCAGCAGAAGAGACGGAAAAACGTCTGCGTCGAGATCAAAAACATTACGAGGAAAAGTACGGTCCGAATTGGGCAGAGGAGAGATTGCCCCTCCAGTTAAGAATAGCCCGAGGTCAGTATGTTGCCGTGTGGAAATCAATAGCGTTTAACGCAAATGTTTCTAACGATCTTCTCAAACAAATAGCTGAGTACGATGGTGGAGAATATTTGAAAACTTTTGCAGCCGAGAAGATATTAGCCCGAGAAGAGGGGTTTGTCGGAGAGAAGGAATTGCGCCCCATCCAGATTCGCGGCCGCGTTGTCCGGCGAATAGCCGCCGAGGAGGACAGTCCAACTGCCGCTCGCTGGGACGAGGAAACCGCCCAGAACGCGCGCTCGCTCGTTCAGGGCCTCGGTGGCTTCGACCGCGACGACCTCGACCTTGCTGAGTCAAAAATCTATGCTCAGTGGAAAAAAATCATAAATTAGTGTTGACAAGCGGCGGGGCCTGTGGCATACTATAGCTACGATTGGATGATAGGAGTCGCCAAATGAGTAAACCGAAGCCCGCCAAGTTGGGCGAGATCGACAAGCACGAAAATAAACTAGAAGTTTGGATTCAAGAATATAATGGGCACACTTACCTAGACGCCAGGGAGCGTTATCTCTGTAGAGAAACTAAAGAGTGGAAGCCAACCAAGAAGGGAATTACTCTCACAAGCGCCGACGAGGCCCAGAAGATTATTTCTCTTCTCAACGAGGGAGTTTCTAAGCTCGGTTGGGAAAAATAATCCTTGACAGACGCCCGTCATCATGATATGCTATAGGCATGACAGTGTTTAAGACAGGCGATTTGGTCCGCAAAAAGCGGATGGAGTGGGACAAGCACACTCTGGGTCTCGTACTGGAACACAACGAAGTCTTAGAAGGGTTCAACAGGCTCAAGGTCTGTTTTCTTACTGACAACAAGACTGAAATGGTCCTCGCGGACCAGTACGAGGTTGTGAGTAATAATAAACAATTATGAATTTTAAGGTTGGAGATATAGTGCAACACAAGAAATTTAAGCTGCGCTTTCTAATACTAGAAGCAGAATATTGGGGGTACAAAATGGAAAACTTACGAGACAAAGAAAAAGAAAAATTCCCCCTCCAAGAGGCACACAAAGATTATATACTAATAAGTGAGGCATAATATCAGAGATGAATAAGTTTTTTTGCAGGTTCTGCGGTTGGCACAGTCACAAGCAGTGGCACAAGTGTTTGGCATGCGGAAGCGGCGTCCCCCTCAAGGAGCGCAAGTGAAAATCGGTGACTTGGTGAAACTTACTGAATCCGTGGGGATTATTGTTGAGGTCGCGGAATGGGCAACGCTCGTACAGTGGCTTGACGATGGAACTATTGAAGATATAGAAAACTATTATCCCAAAGAAGCGGAGGTTATAAGTGAGTCGTAGTCCTGCTGACGAAGTAGCGGCAGACTGGGGGTGGGAAGAATTTATCCCCCTTGACGTAAAGCAGGGCGATCTGATTTGGATGGAGTGTCTGCCGGGAGGAATATGTATTTTTCTCAATAAGCACCCCCACTCGAAACAGCGCGATAACCTCCGCGCAAACTGTGAGTTCAGTGTTTATCACGCCGTTGGTGGCCGCATGAGAATACCCGATTATTATTTTATTTCGCTTGACGAAGCCCACCGCTTGGGGTATACTGTAAAGACAGATGAAGAAGAGTCCCCCAATGATTGGGAGACGACCCCCTACGGAGAACAAAAATGAGAGTGGGCGACATTGTAAAACTTGTCGATAGTCCTTCGATTGAGTGGATGGAAAACTATCTTGATAAAACATTTGAGATTCAAGATTTTTTGACTGGTTCGATGAAAATAAAGATGGTAGACACCGACCCCGAGTGGGTTTGGTTCGCGACAAAAGATAATTTTGAGCTGGTCGAGAGGGAAGAATGAACTTCCGAGTCGGTGACGTTGTACGATGCCGGGGGCACCTCGCGGTAATTGTAGCCCACAAGCTCTATGACGCGAAGCGTGACGGCTATGTTCTTGAGTACCTCAATCAAGCTGTTCCCCGCTCAGGCCGTGGGGAAAGAGTGGTACTCTCCGAAAATCTCACCTTGGTGAGTTCCTCGCAAAAAAACGAAAAAGACGGTTGACAGAGGCCCTCAACGATGCTATTATAGGAGTATGATGGTGATTGGCGATGGACCCATAGCTCAACTGGCAGAGCACTGGACTTTTAATCCATTGGTTGTAGGTTCAAGTCCTACTGGGTTCACCAATCAAACAGTTTCACGGCGCGGTGGTGGAATCGGTATACACAGCAGACTCAAAATCTGCCGCCAACTATGGCTTGCGAGTTCGAGTCTCGCCCGCGCTACCAACTTAGGAAAAATATTATGAGTGTAATGGGACCAGACGGAAAAATTGGAATTGCGGGAGGCGGCTGGTGGTCGCCCTACGGCGACACCGACGAAGAAATCCAAGAGAATATGAAAACCGGACAGATGCCGAACGCGCCCGACGCCTTCCGTGCCTCTCCATTCTCTGGGGCCACTGAAAAAAAGAACGAGGATCTCCAGGATTTTCTTGGGAGCATTGGCGCTCTGGGCGGTCCCGCGAAAGAAGAATACGAGAAGAGAAAAAAGAAGCACCGAGGCCGAAGCAGGCGACGAGGCCGATAAAAGAGAGAAGAGTTAGACGATGCTTATGAACCTAAGAGAATACTCAGAAATGACCTACACCCCTGCGCGGGGCAGTAACTCAGTAGGTCAGAGTAGCGTTCTTATAAAGCGCCGGTCGCGGGTTCAAGTCCCGCCTGCCCTACCAATATCAAATGAGGAATTATGAAGCGCCGAATATTTGCTGTTGAAGGTGCTGATTATAAATCATACTGGCGACGAGCAACAATAAATCAGATACGTTTAGAAAATCTTAAGAAGCTGTTGGCACGCAATTCACGAGAAAAAGTAGAAATACTCAGAAAGTCAAAAGATGTATGAAATAGGAGATCTGGTGCGCCGAGCGAAGGAGCCCGATGGCCGACGTTTCAAAGAAGGTTTTGGAATTGTGGTGAAAACACTCAGGCAAAAAGAAGGATGGGACGAGCCCACTGTTGAAGTAGATTGGGGCGACGGGTATGTGTTGAGCGCCCCTCTTCGCTGGATTGAAAAATGTAGTTCCATTCCGAAGAGGAGGATAGAATATGCGAGTCAAGCTGAATAAAAAAGTAATTTGTGCCGATGGATTTAGCGTGTCGGTCCAGGCGAACGAGGGGGCGTATTGTACTCCTCGTCAGGACAGTGCCGAGCAATATACGGAAGTGGAACTTGGCTTTCCTTCCGCACCCGAAGAACTTATTATGGACTGGATAGAATCTTATGGAGATCCTCCCCCCGACCCTACCGGGGCAGTTTATCCCTACGTTCCGGTATCTGTGGTCACGAATGTAATTGCAAAGCACGGTGGGATTGTTTCTGGAGAAGTACCACCGGGCATCCCGAGACTGGAGGCAATAAGTGGAAAATTTAAAATTCCAAGCGGGTGATCTCGTAAAGTTTTTTCCTCACAAGCCTCCTGTCTCCGGTATACCGGAGATTGGGGTGGTGGTGGAAAGCAAAAAGATTCACCACGCAGAGCGCGGCTATCTATATGAAATTACAACAGTCCAACTGGGAGAGCAACAATATTACCTCCCCTCCTGCGACTTTAAACTAATTCAGAGAGTGAAATGAAGAAGACTATTATTTTGTTTTTGTTTTTAACCGGATGCGCCCATGTTCATCCGGCAACCTACACCGGGACGTGTCCGACAGATTTTCCGATTAAGGGGAATGTAGATTCCCTCGTCTACCATACGAGCGGCTCCCCCTATTATATACGCACGCGCGCAGAGATTTGTTTCGAGAGCGAAGAAGCTGCGGAGCGTCATGGCTACCGAGCCATCCAGAAAAAAAACTGGAAGATTTCTGTTGACTAAGGAAATACCCCGTGCTATAGTATAAGCATGATGAAGATTGGCGACCTCGTGAAGCTCTCAACCCCCGACAGTGACGACGGGAAGGTGGGGCTATTGCTCCACCAAATCCGCCCGAGGGACCGCGACGAAGTGACTGCATATGGAGTACAAATTCTTGGTGAAATAGAAGTCCGCGATTATCTTACATGGGAAGTGGGGATTGTAAAAAATGTTCCAACCCGGTGATTTGATAAGGTACGGAGCGGCCCTGGGCATCTTGCTGCGAAAGCTCCAGTGGGATGAATTTGAACAAGAAGATTACCTTAATTGGGACGGAGAGCCCGCGTGGTGGATTCAGTATACGAAGCTACCAAACCGCGTGTGGAACTACGAAGAAGAACTAACTCTGGTATCGAAAGGAAATTAGAAATGGAAATTGGAGATAAGGTACAACATTTTAACACCGGGTCAGTTGGCACGGTTCTTGACAGCAGCTACGAGATTGAAAGCCCTCGACAGCAGTTCCTCGTACAGTGGGAGGACGACCGAAGTTTCAGTCGAGACTCGTGGGAGCGCACCACGGATTTGTCAATCATTCCGCACATTTACGAAACAAATACTTTTATTTCAGAATAAAGTTTCTGTCCTTGACTCTCGACCATCGGCGTGCTATACTATAAGTACGATGAAGACTGGCGATTTGGCACGAGTGGTACAGCCCGAGGAGTTGGCGCTTACACCCCCTTATTTGGGGGAACTCTGTGTCATTGTCACCAGAAAAGATGGGCCGATTGCCCCTCCCTGGTATGAAGTCTGCATCGCTGACAGTCAGACGGGGCAGCAGTACCTTAGACTGATGCGCGACAACTACCTGGAATTACTCAATGCCTTGTGAGAACTGCCGCAAGAAAGCAAAACGACAGTTCAAAATTATTGAACCGGGCATCGTATATAAAATGAATAACACCGACACCGAGGACGAGCGCATAGGAACTTTTTGTACAGCAGCTTGTGCAAAATCATTTGCAGCCTGGATGTACGGGCCGGGACTATCTAAAATGCCGAAGGGCTGGAAGGTTGAGGAAATTAAATGAAAATCGGTGACTTGGTAAGATCGCGGATCGGAAAACACGGTGTGGGAATCATAATAGATACTTATTGGAACAACGCCAATGGAGACTACAGTGAAATGCGTGTTAGGTGGTTCTCTGAGTGGGCGAATAACAGCGGGTGCCCTTGGTTCCTCACTCGCGATCTGGAGATACTCAGTGAAAATCGGTGACTTGGTAAAATATATTGCGGACGAAGACTTCGACGCAGACTTCTACGGAGGGGATATGTTTGGTATCATCGAGGAATTGGAGTACTACGTCCCGAGCCTTAAATGCTACGAGAAAATTTGGGTTCGATGGCTCGCCAGCGCCAATTTACAGTGGGCAGACTCAGACCACTTGGAAATTGTCAGCGAAGTGAAAACTTTTATTTGACAATAAAGTTTTGGCCCTTGACTCTCGGCCCCTTCTGGGCTATACTGTAAGTACGATGAAGGCTGGCGATTTGGTAAAGACTACAGGATTTGGCCCCGAGGGCACAACCGACGAGCTTGGCGTGATTGTCAAAGCCGACCCGAGATTCCAGAGAGTTTTTATTGTTTATTTTAACAGCGGCGTGCGAATCCCATACGCCGCAGACGGCCTGGTGGTTGTAAATGAAAATCGGTGACTTGGTAAAGTGGGGCGGTTTGCACTCTCGAAACGAGGGCTGGTCCGGCGAACGCTCCGACACAGGAATCATTGTGGACGGACCCCGCGACGAAGAGGCAAGAGAGGGTTCCGATGACGAAGACTCCCCCGCGACTTCTTACGCTGTTGCGTGGTTCGACGCAAAAACAACATTCTGGCACCTCGATTTCAATTTGGAGTTACTCAGTGAAAATCGGTGACTTGGTAAAGGTAACCCCAGCCCCAAAGTGGGATATGAACCCCGAAGATCACACCCATATTGGTGTTGTAACTAAACTGGCTCATTCCTTCGACGGATACACAGAGCAGATTGCTCTCCTTAGTTTTGGGGACCATAATGGAATCTTTCGCACAAACGACTGGAGATTTGAGATTCTCAGTCAAGTAAAAACTTTTATTTGACAATAAAGTTTTGCTTCTTGACTCCGCGCCTGGACCCTGCTATACTATAAGTACGATGAAGGTTGGCGATTTAGTAACGATGGACACCCCACTCACACCCGAGAGGCATGAAGTGGGGATTATTCAGAAGATAGTTCAGTCTCGACGTTTCGCTGGAACCCGAGCTTGGACCTCGCCGGTCTATCACATTCGCTGGCCCGATGGGGGAATCAGCAATCAGTACGATAATGAAATCGTCCTAGTTTCAGAGGCTTAGATATGGGCTATCGCTCGCAAGTAGTTTTGGCAATCGCCAAAGAAATTCAGCCACACTTCATGGCTGCTCTGTCGGTTTGCAACGCAGCGACCGTCCTCGTTTTTAATGACGCCGACCGTTTCGACAGAGATTATTATCAGGACGGCACCGGGCACTGGCTCATTCATTGGGATTCAATCAAGTGGTACGATTCCTACGAGGAAATTGGTACTATTGAAAAGTTTGTGGATGCTGCGAATGATGACTGCATTGAACTTGGCGAAGACGAGGGAGACTCCAGCGACTATATTAAATTTGTGCGCGTGGGGGAGGAAACGGGCGATATTGAGCGCCGAGGCTTCGGTTTTGATGATATTCATGCCTCCACCTCAATTAGCTTCTAAAAAGTATTTCAAATAAAAGATTGACTTTCCTACAAAAAATGGTTATACTATAGGCATGATGATGAATACAAACACAGACATTCTTGGTTTTGAATCCGACGCGCTACAGCGGTTCACCGAAGCCCGACGACAAGGACAATCTCTACCTCCCGAGGTAGAATCGCTCTTTGATTCGATTGGGATTTGGTGGGATGAAATCTCGCAAGAATACTTTAGCATGCAGCAGGTTTATACTGATTCGATTAGCGACTTGCTGGCGACTCATGGACCCGAGCCCGAGCCGGAAAATTAAGATGGGTCGTAGACTTTACAAGGTTGGTGCCCTCGTTGAAGCTCGAAATACAAAGTACGAGCGCGGCAAGGGAATCATTCTGGCCGGCCCCCACGGCGTAAAAAACTATTGGAACGACAATATTATCGAAAACTTTACCGTTCACTGGTTTGACCGTCCCGGCATCATCGACCGCTGGGAATGGAACAGAGAGAGCACCCGCAACTTTAAAATGACAAAGAATCAAATTAAAATTCTTAGGGCGTCTGGCTAATGACAAAGAAACTTCCTGTTATCTCCACGCACCCACCTGTTATTCACAGGTCGATTGTGAGCGGCAAGCGTTATGCTATTGGTGGCGAGTGGGTGGAGATTCCCGAGGATGTTACGAGGGACACGCTGCACAAGTGGATGGTTTGGCGGCAAGATATGCCCAAACCAAAATCCCCGTTGCCGATGGAATGGACCGTCCCCGGCTCTGGAAATCGCCGCTACGTCGTTTCCTTTGTCGAGGGTCGATGGTCCTGTGAGTGTCAGGGATTTAAATTCCGTCGCGACTGCAAACACATCGAGAACCAAAAAAAGTATTTCAAATAAAAGATTGACTCTCGCCCGGTTCTGGGCTATACTGTAAGTATGATGAAGGCAGGCGATCTGGTGAGCTTCAACGCTCCCGATGATAAATTCCACGGTTCCAAGGGCTTGATTGTCCGGTGCGTGGAAAGCAATATATATCAGCAGGGTCGCCACTACGAAGTTCAAACATTTTGTGGGCATACTATCGTCGCCCTCGATTTTGAACTAGAACCACTTGAGAACAAAGTAAGTATCCCGAGGCCTCGACAATGATTATTGGTGATTTGGTAAAGTACCGGAACACAGGTTTTAGGTCTTGGCTTGGAATTATAATCAAGGAAGTGCCCGGTAGTGCAGAATACAAAACGGTGCAGTGGCTAAACACTGACGACGGAAGTCAGGCTAGAGTCACCCACAAACCAGGGGAGTTGTTCAAACTAAATGAAAATCGGTGACTTGGTAATGCGTACTTATGGTGAAGGCCGACGACCAGTGGCAATCCTTGTGGGTTGGCGTTGGGAAGGTGCGGTGGTCCAAGTAAGATGGTTGGGCAGCGACGAGACAGAAGAAATCGGTTCTCAATATGTGGAGTTGGCATATGAAGCCCGGTGATTTGGTAAAATTTGATTGGAAGAATACGCCCGCTGGGAGAGGTCCCGATGAAATGGGAATTTGTTTGAAGGTTAGTCAACCAAATCCACTAGAGAAGCCCATCGCAAAAGTGCATTGGTTCTCGATGAAGCACCCACTTCAGCATTTGACTGAAGTTTTGGAGGTTGTAAGTGAAAATCGGTGATTTGGTAAGATTTAATGACTCGCCTGACGAACGCGACCCCTGCGGGCGGCCTAGCCGCGTAGGTTGCCGTTCTCCCGAGTTGGGAATCATTACAAAAACTGACCCAGGCATGCCTAAACGCTGTCATGTTGAATGGTTCAGTTGTGACAACCGAGGTTGGTGGAGCTACAAGAATCTGGAGGTTGTAAGTGAAAATCGGTGATTTGGTAAGATTTACAGCCGAAAGCTGGGGGACTCCGCTGGAGGACCGCCCGCTCGGCATTGTGGTTAAAGAACCCTACACTCCCGAAGTCCGCGCCCACCCCGTTGTGGTTGACATTCGGTTCCCCGGCGACACCGGGATTTACTCAATTACCCCCAACGACCTGGAGCTTCTCAGTGGCACAAGAAACTAAATATAATTTAACCGGTTAACTTTTATTTGAGAATAAAGTTTTGGAGCTTGACTCCCGTCCGCTTCTGAGCTATACTATAGGTACGATGAAGGTTGGCGATTTGATTATTTGGGATGAAGAGGGCAACGGTTTTTACTCTGGAGCCGTCGCGGGGCTGATCATCGAACGAGACGACAGCGACCACGATGAACCTGCGGTGCTGGTACAATTTATTGAGTCTCCTCCGTGTCCCCCGAACTACCTGCACTATTACGACAGGGAAATCGAATTGTGGACGAAAGAAGGAACAGTGAGAGTTCAGAGTGCGACGTAAAAAGCCAGAAATCGGGGACCTTGTTAGGGTTTCAGCGACATTGTACATCTCGACCGCTCCTTTCACCTGTCTCGTAACGAGCACTCAGGGTATTCACCTTTGGGTTCAACCATTGAACCGGGCTCTGAAGCCCGTTTACGTCCGACGCGACAGCGTGGAGGTTATTTCTCGTGCCAACTCACACTGATTTGAGAATTGGGATGCTGGTTCGCTGGCATGGCGACGACTGCTGCGACGACGACCCCAACGATTTGGGGATTGTGGTGAAGATGCCAGGACAGAGCTTCCACGGTTACTATCATATTGCGTGGTCTGTAACCAATACCCTGAGTCATCACAGTGCTGAAATGATTGAGGAATCTTTGTATCAGGGGCATATGGAGATTATCCCCGCAGCCCCCGCCTAAAAAGTATTTCAAATAAAAGATTGACAAAGCCTGAAGTCTCAGGCATAATATAGATAGTAGGGTGATGAACACCCGACCCCGGAGAGAAGATGGACACAAATAACCTTGAAAATATGATTCGCGATAAGCTGACTGATGATGATCTGATTTCAGACCTTATTGAACAGGATGATGTCTTTGAACATCTAATAGATTTGATTGGCGAGACTATTGATGAATGGGGCCAGACGGAGAGAAAATGAAAGACAACTACACTTCACCCTACGCAAAAAACGTGCCAAGTATGTACAATTCCGAAGTTGTGGCTCTGGCGAAGAATCGCTGGACTGACGGCGAGACTCAGCTTGCTATAGCGAAGCACTGGTACAGGCTAGGCAGAGAATATCTTGCTGGCAACCCGAACATTACCGAGGAAGCCGCAGAAGAACTGTGGAAGGTTCGCGGATACGTCCTAAAGGCCCGCCTGCTGGCGAAGGGCAGCATAAAGCTGAAGAAGGGGGAATATACCGAAGTTTATCGTAAGTATTTCAAGAACAATCGTCGTTCGCACTGGCGCATGATGCAAGCGTTTCTGGGTGGCTACTCTTATTGGGACAGCACCGGCAACAAAAGTAATACCCCGAGTGAATTGCTACAAGAGATTTATGACGACTTGCCCGATGAAGAAAAGCGAGCGTATACCCTGGAACGATTTATCAGTCACCAGAATTGCTCTCTGGAGCTTGCTATCAGGTTGTCTACAATAAAGACACCCGAAGTGCCCAATCACTACTATCCCGCCAACTTCGACAAAATTCGACAATCGGCTTTGATGAAGGTTGCCGAGCTTACTAAGAAGCAGCTTGAAGGAAAGTAAAAAGATGACGAAGCCCCGTGGAATGATTATGATTGGTGCCTTGGTCCGAGAGAGCCAGGGCACCGGAATCCTAAAAATTGTCACCGGATATAAGTGTGATGCGTCCTGCGAGTTCGTTCATTTTGCGGGCGACAGCGCAACAACTTGGTATCCCCTGTACGACTACGAGATTCTTTCCGATGGACACTAAATGCCACGGCATTAAAATTGGCGACCTTGTGAAGTTTAAGCATCACATTTTTGATGGTATGCAACCCATTCATCTTGTAGTCGAGGTCTTCGCCCGCGACCGTTATACCTGGGAGCAGCCGGCACGCCGGGATGAACCGATGAATATCCGACTTCACGGAAACAGCGGCATTACTCACCGTGCAAATAATTTTGTGGTGGTGAAGCGAGCCTAAAAAGTATTTCAAATAAAAGTTTGACATCCACAAGATGTTCAGGCATAATATAGATACTGGAGAAACGCGATGAAGACTGTACTCGTTTTTGATACTGAGGATGACAAGGGCATGCGTGCCACAATCAAGATTGTGGAGCACCTTGCAGAGCAATATCTTCCGTCCCGAAGGTCGGCTCGTCACGATGTTTCTTTCGGGAAGATTGAATTTATCAAGACGCTCCGCACTTTTATGAAGGATGCGGAGGAACTTGAGGACCCGTCTGACGGAACCAGCCTGCGGTTCGCCAAGGGATTTGCCGACAAGGTGTGGAAGCGGAAGAACAAGGACCTGGGAATCTCCTAAACTTTATTTTCAAATAAAAGATTGACAGCAAGAAGTTTCTCAGGCATAATATAGGTACGATGAAACGTGAGGGACGAAACCTGATTGCACTCGCTGCCTGGAACCACCGGGGAGCAGGAAAGCACAAGAACAAGTCCAACCGTGGAAGCGGCAAGGGCAGCGGCAAAGCTGCTCGTCACGCGAAGCACAAGGGGCGACGATATGCCCGCGATTGAGGTCGGAGATTTGGTAAAAAGAAATCCCCCCCACCTGGGACCAGACAACAAAGTTTATCTGGTGGCAGAAATAGAAAAACGCGAACATTCCGATGGAAGGCCGATTCTCGGCCCGCACGGTGCACCGAGTTGGTGCATACTCCACGACGACGAGGACCGCTTGACTGCCGTCAAGTCTTTGACGGTCGTACTCAAGGCCCGACGATGAGAAGAACAGACGCATGGGGAAAGCCCATCTTGCGAGTGGGCGACATTGTACAATGTTTGCCACAAAAGGACCCCGGCACAGTAGTAAAGATTCTCCAGGTGAACGCAAACGGCGCTTGGGTTGTCGCGGTCAAGTGGTTCACTTGGGACAACGGCAGAACCACAGAAGAATACATCACAGAACTTGAACTTATAAGCGAGGCACAAAATGAGAAATAATCAAGTAATTCAAGCATTTAGACGAGGCGACAAGGCTCGTAGCTGGACCGAAAACCTCCGCACGGATGGAACAACACTCTGGTCGTACAACAAGAAAATCGCTCACCGCACCAGCGGAGGCGTGATTGTTGTGGGCGACTTCACCGCACCGGGCGGGCAGTTCCATTCGGTGACGACTTCGGGCCATGTAAATCGTGCGAAGGGTGTAGCCCATCACGTTTTTCACCCGAGAATCTATATCGAATCTGAGCAGTTCTTTGTGCACGGCGACAACCTAACTTTTACTAATTTTATTTGAAAATAAAGTTTAAAGGGTTGACTTCTTACTGAAACTCAGGCATAATTAGAACATGGACAACAACGGAGACACTACGATGATAGAACGAGTTGAACGACTAACCACCCGTGTGCCTGAAAATGGCGGTTGGGACCGAGGTTTTATTGAGTCCGTCAAAGAGCAACTAGAAGCAGGCCGAACGCTCTCCCCTCGACAGATTGAAACAGTAGAGAAGATTGAGGGCAAGTTTTCCGACGAAGCCATCGAGGCTGCTGCAACCTGGGCCGAAAGGTGGGACGACGAGAAGCAGGCGCGATTTAATGTCGCCCTGAAATATTATGGACGCACGGGCTACTATCAAAACATTGTTCAGAAAGCCTGGGGCAGTGAGAAGTTTATTCCATCCCAAAAGGAATACAACGCGATGGCATGCAACAAGTATGCCAATGCTGTTATCAACAACGCGATGAGTGAGGCAAAGTGGCCCCTTGGTTCGCTGGTTAAGTTCCGCACTGCGAATCGAATTCGCAGCTTCTATCGCGGCAAGATTGCCGTGGTGGTTTCCCATCCTACTGACGTAAAGACGCACGCGAAGGGTGGCAAGCCCTACGGTGTTGTCCTCATTGGCAATTCTGCCATTATTCAATGCGAGGAACGCGACTTGAAAAACGCGCCGAAGAAGGCGAAGCGTTCCTAACAGGGCGACGGGTAATATCTATATATAGGGGATTCAATGTCTCTCATGAATCCCGGCGAGAACATCAACAATTAATTTGGTGGGCGCGAAAACAATATTAAATTTAATATTGTAGGTTGCAAGGAGACTAGGCACCAGGGACCGAAGAGAACCTGGACCCCGACCCCGAATAGAATCAATGACTTAGAGCAATAACTTTTTTTTCACAATAAACTTTAACAGCTTGACTTCTTGCCTGGACTCAGGCATAATATAAGGACAGTGGCAATCAAGCCACGCGGAGACAACAATGAAACTTGAACTGACCGACGACGAGTGGACGACTGTCCTCGTCGCCCTCGACCACTACAGGGCGCACAAGGCGGCGATGGCAGCCGAACTGTACGACCCTCAACTGATGGAAGATGCTGGGTCCGCTGAGTGGTGCTGGCAGAAGATTTGGGGTGCAATCTGCATCGAGCGCAACGCAACCGCCGACGCGGTGGGCGAAGGCGAACAGCCCCAACTTCCTTTCAACACACAAACAAATTCAGGGCGCTCCGCTTCGGTGGACCCCTTCGACTTGGGTATGGCTAGCCAGTACGACAATATGGGAGACAAGTAAATGTTGGTACTCGCAGCGGTTAGTGTGACTCTTGGAATCATCGGGAGTCTGTAAAAGTGGAGTATTATCAGTCACTTAGGTATGGTTTCGACCCCGATTATGACCCTCCGGTCTTTGACGACGAGGAGGAAACCCCCGAGGTAAAACCCAATGATTCCGAGGACATAGAAGAATAACTTTTATTTGACTATAAAGTTCTAACTCTTGACTTTCAAGTAAATCTCAGGCATAATATACCTATGATGAAGGTTGGCGATTTGGTAAAATACTCTGCCCCGCGAGGGCGCAGCACATGGCTGAAAGGTATCGGAGTGGTGACAGAAACCAACCTGGACCGGCCAGCCCATGTGAGAGTTAGCTTTCCCAATGTTGGAGTCCACGCATGGATGTTCAAAGAAACTTTGGAGGTTCTCAATGAAACCCGGTGATTTAGTTGTATGGACGGAGTATGCCGCAGGTTGGTCTAACGGACCCAAAGCGGGCGAGTACGCGGGCACAGTTGTTCGCGTCATTCCTCCGACCCGCCGCAAACGCAGCCGCGCTAAGATTGAAATCTTGGCCGAAGAAACTTTCATTGTCGGACGAAGATTTATTGAGGTTGTCAGTGGAGTCTGATTATATTCCCCTCCATCCCGGCGATTTAGTGGAAATCTCGCGGAATTCAATTCTTTTCAGGCATGGCGACCGAGGCTGGGTCGAATCAATGGGCTGGGGCTCCGGCGTACTCATTTGTGTGGTGCAACTATTTGAGAAGTCCAACAAAGTACGGATTCTCGTTAATGATTTGATAAAGATTTCAAACACTTAGAAAAAGAAAACTTTTATTTGACAATAAAGTTTTACTTGTTGACTTTTGCCTCCCACTCAGGCATAATATAGAGAGTGGAAGGGCGCTTAAGCCCCGATGGAGATTACAGAATGTCTTACAATGGAACGGTTCGATGCGGCCACTGCTACAGTCAGGGTCACAACAAGCGTGGGTGCCCCGCACTCAAGAAGATTATCGAAGAAAATCCCGACAGTTATGAAGCGAAGCACGGAGCCGGGAAGGCTCGACAGTGCTCGTACTGCCAGGGTGAGGGACACAATCGAGCATCATGCTCTGGCCGCAAGACTCACGAGGCCACTTTCCGAGCCGATAACACGCTCTGGCGAAAGGCTTTCGACAAGTGGGCGACCTCGCAAGGTCTGGGCTACGGTGCCCTGCTTCGTGCGCCGATTACATGGCGCAACACAAAGCAAGAACGCATCGACGGCGAGAGCACTCCCGCTCTGGGGATGTTCAAGGGTCTGAGGACTCACGAAGAGGATGACCCGCTCACGAGAGAGTGGGCGCGGAAACCAGCCTATCAGAACCGAGGGGCTCTGTGGATGGACCTCATTGGTGCGGAGCTTGGCTATAACGACCGTGCACAGTCGGCCCACCTTCAGCTTCCTGACATTCCGGTGATTGCTCCAGCCCACGGCAAGGATTCCTGGGGCTACGAGCGCAGCCGCGACGGTGGCGACTCTAAGTGGACCGTCGCTTCCCCTTCGCCTGTTCCGGGCCTGGGTCCTGAGTTTACTTCGACCGCTGCAATTGACGCACTAGTCAAGGACTACTTCAAGACGGGCAAGTACGCAAAGACCGAGAGCAACTGGAACGAGTTGACGAAGGAAACTCGTCAGGCTCTCGTGGATTACCTCAATGATTCCGCGACGTTGGAGGAGCTTGGCCGACGCCTCAACCCCGAGGACGACGCAAACTCCGAGAGTGATAACCAGTAATTTCAACTACTTAGAGTAGCTAAAAGAGTTTTGACAATAAAGTTTAATTACTTGCAATTCACCCCCACATGGGGTATACTTAGAGAGTGGAAGGGCGCTTAAGCCCGCTAGGAGACACAAAACATGGCAATCGATTTCAAAACACTTCTTACCGTCCTTCCCCACGTCACGGACGCGAACCACCCGGTACTGCTCCGAGGACGACACGGCATTGGCAAGTCCAGCGTCGTCTATCAGTTCGCTGAGACTGTCGGCCTGCGGGTTGTCGAGCGGCGAGCCAGCCAGATGACCGAAGGCGACCTCTTGGGTCTGCCGAAGACCGATGGTGACGTGACCTCTTTCTGCCCGCCTGATTGGTTCGCGGAGGCTTGCAGCACTGGCGTGCTTCTTTTCCTCGATGAAGTGGACCGGGCGACTCTGGAAGTCCGTCAGGGCATCTTTGAGCTTTGCGACTCTCGCAAGCTCGCGGGACACGTCCTGCACCCCGAGACTCTGATTTTCGCTGCCGTCAACGGTGGCACTCACGCGGGCGCGGCCTCCTATCAGGTGGGCGAGATGGACCCTGCCGAGCTTGACCGCTACACCACTTTCGACGTTGAGCCGACCGTGGACGACTGGTTGACTTGGGCGCAGGACCGACTGGACCCGCTGGTTGTGGATTTCATTCGTAACAACGTCGTACACTTGGAGCACAACGACGACCCAGAACCCAACAAGGTCTACCCGTCCCGTCGCTCTTGGCAGCGGTTCAGCGACACTGTGAGCACTGCTGCTCTCGTCGTCGCCGGCGAAACGAACCCAACCGTGTACTCGCTGGCGAGTGCCTACGTTGGCTTTGAGGCTGCGGTGTCGTTCAACGACTTCGTGGCGAACTACAGCAAGGTGGTTTCCGTGGGCGATGTCCTCGACCGGGGCAAGGTCCCCGAGGACCTCGACCTGAACGACCACTGTGCCCTGATTGACAAGCTGGGTGCCTCCGGTCGGCTGGCGGCTGAAGTCTCCGATAGCGTGCGAGTGAACCTCGCGAGCTACTTCCTGAGCCTTCCGAGCGAGCCCGCGATGAAGCTCTGGACCGTTATCGGACAGGCGAACAGCGACCTTGCGATTGCGATGCACTCCACCGAGGTCAAGGACAAGAGCGTTGGAGCGTACCTTGTCGAGATTCTCACCGGAAAGGAAATCCAGTAAAAACAGAGTCATTCCGAGGGGTTGCGGGTTTCCCGCGCCCCGAAGACGAATGATTCCGAGGACTTAGAAGAACAAAGTTTCTTTCAAAGAATAGTTTAATTACTTGCAATTCGCCCCCCGATGCGGTATACTTAGAGAGTAAGGAATTCATATGACGACAACGACCGACATGACCGACGACACTTCAGACGCCCAGGATGCGCCTGTGAGCCCTTTCAACCTGAACGTGCATATGCACCGATTGCTGCTCGACGAGCCTTTCTTCGCTGCACTGTCGCGCCGGATGGACAAGCGGCGAACGACGAGCGTTCCGACTGCCGGGGTCCGCGTGACCGAGGAAGGCAAGCTGGAGCTTGTCTACAACCCGACGTTTTTCCAGGGGCTCTCCGACGAGGAGCAGCGGGACGTGCTCAAGCACGAATTCTATCACATCGTCTTTCAGCACGTCACGGGTGGACGCTTCGCGTCTTTCCGCGACCTGACGCCCGAGCAGCGCAAGCGACACAATATTGCGATGGACCTGTCTATCAACTGCCACTTGCCGAATCTGCCCGAGGGCTGCTGCATGCCGGGTGTTGGTCCCTTCGCGGAGCTTCCGAGCTTCAAGACTGCCGAATGGTACTTGAGCAACCTCCCCGAGTCCGAAGGTGGCGGCGAAGGTGGCGGCGAAGGCGGCGGCGAGGGTGGCGGCGAGGGTGAAGGTCCCGGCGAAGGCGGCGGCAGCGGTCCCTTTGAGGATGGCGTCTTTGACGACCACGAGGGCTGGGGCGACTGCGACGACCAGTTGAAGCAGATTGCCGAGGAGCGGGTGAAGGATTTTATCAAGGAGGCTGCCGAGGAGGCGAACAAGACTTCTCGCGGCTGGGGCTCCGTCCCGGCAGACTGCAAGAAGGCTATCATGGACGCTATCAGCAACAAGGTTGACTGGAAGTCCGTCCTGCGCTACTTCGTCAAGCAGAGTCAGAAGGCTAACAAGCGTTCGACCGTGCGGAAGATTAACAAGCGTTACCCCTACATGCACCCAGGCAAGAAGGCGACCCGGCGAGCAAAGGTGGCGATTGCCATCGACCAGTCCGGTTCCGTCAGTGATTCGATGCTCGCGGCCTTCTTCGCGGAGCTAAACTCTCTGGCGAAGCTCGCAGAGTTCACGGTCATTCCGTTCGACACTCGCGTGGACGAATCGAAGAATTGGGTCTGGAAGAAGGGGCAGACGCGCAAGCGTGAGCGGACCATGCACGGTGGTACCTGCTTCAACGCTCCGACGAACTTCGTCAACGAAAAGGGCGGATTCGATGGGCTCATCGTCCTGACGGACATGGAAGCCCCGAAGCCTGTTCCTTGCAGGGTGCAACGAATGTGGCTTACCACCGAGTACTACGCGAAGCGACCGTATTTCGACCCGAAGCCCGAAAGGCTCGTGTCCATCCCCGAAAAGGATATGGAGTAGCTCAGAGAGTCGCCCTGGAAGGCCCTGACGGGCCGGGATAGGGGTTGGGTATGAAGTCGCCTAATCGGCGGCTCAGAGCCTCTCAGGAGGTTTTGCGATCCAGGGCGAGAACGACACCCCGGCGAAGCCGGTCGGAAGAATTTTTCTTTGAAATAAAAGTTTATTTCCTTGCAATCAGAGCAGAAGTCAGGCATAATAGGTATATGAGTGAGGTGAAGCCAACCCCAGAGCAAGTCAAAGAAGACTTCCGGTCGGCTTTTCCTCTTAACGAGAACAAAAATGCGACCCGGCGCACACCCCGGTGGAGACAACAAAATGGCCGCAGTTCAGTTTAATAGCCCGCCCCGAGTCACCCACTCTTTCAGCATGCGCGTCGAGGGCGAAGTGGTTGAGTTCCGCTTCACTCACGCCCTCGCGCAGACCGCGAACATGCACAAGATTGGTTATCCCAATAGCACGGAGGCTCTCAACAAGTCTCTAGAGGATGCAGCGACCCGCGCCGTCGAAGCCGGGGCTAGCTCGCTGCATTGGGTTGATTTATACGACGAGCCGAAGGCTTCTGTCCTTCTAAACACGGAGAGCAACTAAAATGACTTTCAAGCAAGCCCTCGCCGGCAACGGTTTCAAGCCGCACAACAACAAGAGCAAAGAACTTGTTGCCAGCAAGTTTCATTCGTCCATTCGGAACGTCCGAATCGTCGTGAACACTGGTACCGACAAGAACACGGGCAAGCCGATTGCCGGCAAGCAGGCACAGTTCAAAGCAGTTTATATCAATAATCAGTCGCAGTGGCGAACCATCGCTACCGGCTCGTACTTTAAGCCGGGAGCGTTCAAGTCGGAGATTCCCTCAAAGCTGATTGCCATCGAGGCAGGAGCCGAGAGCGCGTCTTCCTGTAAGTGCGGAGCTAAGAAGTTCAAGGCAAAGTCCGGCAACGTCGTCTGCGCCAACGCATGCTGGGCCAACAAGGGTTGGAGCAGCAAGAAGAAGTGGCAGGGCACAAAGAAGAATACTTCTCAGCCCCAGAAGCGGACTGCTCGCACTCCCGCAAAGAAGAAGGCAATCCGAGCAGAGATTCTTCAGAAGCGTGCAGAGGAGAAGAAGGCACAAGAAAAGATTGACGAAGGAAAGTTCACCACTTTCGTTCCAGGTCAGCTTGTCAAGATTGTCGAGCCCCAGCAGAACACCCTGAGCGACTTCGTTGGAACCGTGATTAAGGTTGAGCATGCGACCGGTCGCCCATCGACCTCAAAGCTCATGAACGTGAGCGTGATGTGGATGCACTCAGGGAAGACCTCACGGCACAACAACTACAACGCTGGCACCGGCACCTCGACCTATCTGGTCGCAGTGGCTTAGGGGGAACGACGGATGACTGCTCCGCTGGTTTTGTTTGGGGTGTCCCTTTTAATTATTGCAAAGGTCGCCTTTGGTGTGACCCGCACAAGTACATGAGCTAGCCGCGTGAGTCAAGCAGTGAGTTTTGTGAGTTCCGTGAGCGCCCTGTGAGCCCCGTGAGGCGTGAGCGCAGAAAGCTCACGGTCGAGGAGAGAGAAAGAAAGATATGAGAACCCTCACCCCCAGATACGCAGGCTACCTAGAAGCCTATAGCCCTCACAGTTCCGACACTGCCCGCGTTGTTGCGGGGAAGCCGGGCGACATGGTGGAGGAGATCACGCGCTGGGTGTGCCTGGACACTCACACCACCTGGCTTCTTGTGAGTCTCCGTGAGCGTGAGCCGCGTGAGGACCGTGAGCCCATCGGGTGGCTCCTTGAATCCGAAACTGTGAGCTTGTGAGTTCCGCGA